TGTGCTCTCGGAATAGAGTTTCGAGAGTGTCGAGCCGATCAAGGATTGTCGGCTCATCGGAAGAGTGGTGATTGACCGTCAACATCTGATGCATTTCCCTATTCCGTTTCCGGTCGGGAGATGTCATAATGAATGCGACCGCTATTGATGCGAGGGCGGCGATAACGGCGGGGATCATGTGACCGTCCTCAACTGGATGGTCAGAATTCCTCCGGTATTCCCGTTGCTCGTGGGAGCCGGAGGGGTGTTCTGAACGAAGCGGATGCTCTCGATGGTGACCACCTGGCCACTCGCACCGGGGAGCGAGAAGTCCTGATAGATGATCGGCTCTGCCGCATCCTCCAATAGCTGGAGCGCCGTGAGGCGATCCATCGCATAGGTGTCAGACCCGTAGACCTGGCCAGACTTGGTGCGCTCCTGGTTCATGCACACCAGGGGAAGCGTGATCATCCGCTGAGGCGAGACTGCGGGGAGCGCCCTCAGCAGGTAGGAGTTGACCGCCGGGGTTGCCGTTGCTGTGCCGTCCGGGGTCAGCGTCAGCCTGACGGAGGCGTACCGCATCGGGCTCTGGTGAACAGCGAAGGACTCCGTGAAGGTGGCACCCTGGCTCACGACGCTGCCCAGGGTGACCGTCGCACCGGAGTCCTTGACCAGGCTTGCGCCGATGGAGCCGGAGAGCGGCTCTACCTCCACGCTGAGGAACTGGAACGACTTGAGTTCGGTCGTCCGATATCGGATGCGACCGGACTGGATGTAGCCACTGGCCACGTAGTGATCCGAGGACTGGAGCCAAGCCTGCCCGTCGCTGGTCGTGGCGACCAGGCGAGTGCCTGAGCCGGAGGCCAGCGAGGCGATTGCGCCGAAGACCCCGCAGTCGATGTCCTTGCAGTAGGCGAAGACGCCATTGTTCAGGTCGACCGAGGTGTCGACCCGGTAGGCCAGGGAGCGGTTGTCCGTGGTGGCGAAGGCCACGACGAAGAAGCGGTCCTGGGTAGTGATGGCCGTACAGGCCGTTACACCCTCAGGGGCAATGATGAGTGGCCCGTAGGTGATCATTCCGCTGGAATCGAGCACGCCGACCCGGAAGCCTCGGCTGGTGCCGATGCCAACGAAGGTGCCGGCGAGGACCGCAATCTCCTGGACCAGCTCCCCATCGGGGAGCGTGGCGGCGACCGTGGCACCAGAGAGGGCCACGAGACCACCATTGGCCTCCAGCGAAACCGACTGGATGGTGGAGGAACTGCCGTCGTTGCCACCGAACAGCATGGCCGTGGGGGAGTCGGCCATGCAGGTGTAGGTCCACCCGGTAGAGGGATGGGCGTAGATGTCGTTCTGGGTAGTACCCGTGGCAGCCGCGAGATCGGGCTGCCAGATGCGAGGGCCACCGATGACCCACAGGCGGTGCTTGCCCCAGCCGATCCGGCTGGCTGACACGCCGGCCCCGAGGGGCCAGGTGGCAGAGGAGACTCCGGTGGCGGAGTTGCCGGTGTAGAGGTTGCCGTCTGTCGTGATGTCGTAGAAGAAGTTGCCCGACACGATGCCATCGGCAACCGTCTTCGAGGCCGGCGCATGGGTCGCCGTGCCGGTGAAGAAGGTCCCATTCTTCACGAAGCTGGTGGTGGCCGAGTTGACCACCCTGGCCCGGGAGTAGATGTCGCCAGGGGTCGAGGTCAGATCCATCCGCTTGAGCAGGGTCAGCCGACCCGGCTCAAAGGGATTGATCCCCTCGGAGTCGTAGTAGCTGTTGCTCGCGTTGCCGGTGTTGTCCTCGGCATAGAGGGCCCCAGCGCCCTCGTGAAACGAGGACTGCGACCGCCTCCACCAAGAGGTGAGACTCTGCTCACCAGGGTCCTGCTCGGTGTCGAGCTGATCCTTGCGGATCGGGATGGTCTCGACGAGCTTGGGCGTCTCGGCGGTGCTGGCCAGTAGGAACGGGATGCCTCCGAGGGCCACGTCCACTTCTCGACCCTGGCGGTCGAGAACAGAGGCGGCGGTCGAGATCCTGCCGGCCAGTGGGGCAGGGAGGCGCTCGGGAAGGCCGGTCACGAGGCAGCCTCGTAGGTGAATTCAGCGGCGATGCGGTCCGTGGCGTTCCACGTCCAGGGTGACGTGGCGGTCGCGTTGATGATGTTGGTGGCCGTGCTGTTGTTGACCGAGACGATGACCGCGCCAGATCCACCATTCACCGAGGCGCTCATGGACCACCGCACAATCCCAGCGAGCGCGGCACCGGGATTATCGAAGAGGGTTGCAGTGCCGAGTGGGATTGCGTCCGTTGTGATCAGGGGGGCGGCCGGAAGGGCGAACCCCCCTAGGCCGGTGAGGGCCCCGCCGGTACCAAGGCTGATGACCACTCGGCCGATCACGGTGTTTCCGATTCGCACGTAAGCGGCGGTAACCGTGCCACCCGTGCCAAGGGTCACGTTATAAAGCGCCGGGGTGTAGGCGGTCCAGGCACCTAGCGACGTGCCCGATCCAATGACGGAGGTCGCATCGATAGCGACGCCAGTGGCCATTCCGCCCGTAATGACAGGGGTGGTGATCGTCGGGGACGAGATGGCGGGCGACGCCAGGGTCTTGTTGGTGAGGGTCTGGATGTCCGTGGTTCCAACCACCACCCCCGCGGGGACGGCCTTCGCCGCCGTCACGGGGGAGGTGCCGTTGCCCTGGAGGAAGTTGCCCGCTGTCAGCGCCGAGGCCCCCGTGCCGCCCTTGGCCACCGACACTGCGGTCGAGAGGGCCGCATCGGTGAGCTGCCCGCCCCCAGCGGAGCCGGTGTGGTTGTGGGTTGCGTTGACCATCGAGGCGATGGTCGGCGTGATCAGCGTCTTGTTGCTCAGGGTCTGGGCGTCAGTGACGCCCACCAGGGCACCCGTCACGCCGTGGACGCCAGAGGTGGCATTGACGTGAGCGTTGGCCTCACGGGGGTCCTGGGCGGAGATGCCGTGCTCCACCCCAGCCCCGACGCTGTGGCTAAACGCGGTCGTGTTGTCGGCCCCGCGCACCACCGTCAGGGTGGTGCTGGCTCCGGCCGTCACCGTGACGACCTCCTCCGAGGCCGTCCCGCGGTCCAGGATCAGGGTGTACGGGTACTGGATCGGGAGGCCCGAGACAGAGGACACCGAGATGGAGGTTGCACCCGATGAACAGGACGCGGCCAGCGTGGTCGCCGGGGAGTTAGCGAAATAGCGGAGAGCCATCGGTCACCCTTGGAAGTTGATCGTGGGCGGGTTCAGGAGCAGGAGCTTTCGGCGCTCCTCCTGGAGCCGCTGCTGGTACATCGCGTAGAGCTGATTGGCGATCTTGGATGCATCGCCCGCCTGGATGACCTGGGCCCGAGAGACGTTCTCGACCGAAGTGAGCGTGAGCCTCTGCGGGTCGAGGTAGCGGATCATGTGCGCCGTGACGGCGTACTCGATGAGATCCGCGGCCGACTCGGGAATGCCGGCTGCCGCGAAGTTCCCGAGGGTTAGAAGATCCCCGAAGGGCTGCTCACAGGCCAGTGTGATCTCCGCACCAACGGGAATCTGATCGGTCAGCGTGATGGCGGTCCCGCCGTCATACCGCCACCCGTAGTGGTGGTAGGGCACCACTGCCGGGTCACCCGGGATCGTGTAGGTGATGGACACGGGCTTGCCGAGCGTGGCGTAGTTGACCGTGATTCCGTCGTGGGTGTAGTTCAGCGTCCCGAGCCGATAGAGGGTCGGATACAGGGCGTCGATCACATTCGCCAGGCGCTTCTTGATCTCGGCCCGAGGGAAGGCCGGATCGAAGGTGACCTGGGTGTTGGCCGTGTGTGCCGCCGCCGAGGACCCGCGGTACCCCCGCCCGAAGGGGGCGAGGGTGAGCACCTGGGATGCGCCGGAGTGAACGAACAGCATCTCGTCGTCGATCTCCGTGATGCCCTTGAAGATCGAGCTGGCATCCGCCACGGTCAGCGTGAGGTCGCTGGCTGTGGCATCCGCAGTGAGCCAGGTGTAGGACTCCTGCACTCCCGTATAGGAGTGCAGTGACGAGACAATCGAGGACACTAGGTCGTCGAGGGTGGTAGTCATCGCCAGACCACCGGGCCCCGCACGTAGTTGGCCACCGGCCAGTACGCGCTCTTGCGAAGGATGCGCTTGCCACGGGGGAGAACGATCCGTGCCCCGACGCCGCCAGCCTTAGCGGCGGCGAGGATGGCCGGAGCGCCACCCGGGACGCGGACCCAGGACTCAACCTTCATCTGGAGGCTCAGTCCGAGCTTGTCGGCCTTGGCCTGGACCCGCCGCCAGATAGCCGGGTCGGTGAAGGCCGGAGAGTTCTTGGCTTCGAACTCCACGCGCAGGTTGCGCCTCTTGGCCTCGGTCAGCATCCGGTTCATCGTGCGGATGCGGTGACCACCCGGGGCCCGCAGGCGGGCCACCTCACGCCACGTCAGATCCTTGATCTGGGCGTTCTTGGCGATCTTCCCGAGCGGGTCGTGGAACCCGTGAAGGAGCGGCTGGCTCCAGTGGGTGTTGACGATCACCCGGTCGCGGGTGACCTGGAAGTTCAGGTCGATGGCGTTGTAGCCATGCCGCACCGCCCAGTTCAGGCCGTCGATGCTGTCGTTGCGGTAGTACGGCTCGAAGTGGGCGAAGTGCGCCCACGCACCAGGAACGTGCTTGGGAGACCGCTTGGGCCTCTGCGAGGGTGCCGGCTTCGGAGCCGGCGGGATGAGCAGGCCGTCACAGGTGTCCGACCAACCGGCGTACGTCAGGCCCCAGTGCCTCTCGGGCCAGTCCAGAGGGACTGTGGCGATCTTGCCCCGACCACCCGCGTCGGTGGAACGAATAAGGCCACCTCCGAGGGAGATGGCCCGATGTCCGTCGTCGTTGCTGCCGCCCAGATAGGAGACCGGCACGCCCCTAGGGGGCTTGCGGTCGCCAGGGTGCTTGTATTGGGCCGGCTCTGACTTCCAGCCGTCCTCGGCGTCGGCTCGACCGTCACCGTCAAAGTCACCAACGGACGGCGCACCACAGACGGTGCGCGTCCACTTCTGACACTCCTCGGGGACGTTGGTATCGGACGCCTCGGCGCGCTGCGCGACTTCCTCGCGGTTGAACATGGGTCACTCCTCGATGGGCGTGGTGATGTAGCCGGCGGCGAGAAGCGCGTCGGAAGTGGCTTGGTTGACCACGTAGTCGGAGCCGCCCCGGAAGTAGGTGACGCCGTTCTCCAGGCCGGCCAGCTCCTCGCTGGTCACGCCCTTGGTGCTGACGAATTGACCGCTGCGCCACACCACGGAGTTGGCCCAGGGCAGACGGAAATGCCTGATCCATGGCTCGTCGGTACGGATCGGCTCCTCGTGCGACGGTGGCGAGAAGCGGTACATGATTCCCCCGGGTGTCGGGAAGATGGCCGGCGCGAGCATCGAGGCGAGCGCTCCAGCGGGAGCCGCCTGGACCGTCGCGCTGCTGACGGCGCTGACGGTCGGGGCCAACATGGCCGCCGTGGCGGTAGCGGCCATGGCAAGGACGCCGGAGACGATGCTGACGGTGGGTGCGAGACCCTGGGCGGTTGCCGTGGCAACAACGCTCATGACGGTCGCTCCGCCGCGGACCATGGGCGCGATGGCTGTCGCGGTGGCGGTCGCGGCAACCGCGTTGACACTGCCGCTTCCAGCGGCCCCACCGGAAACCGCAGGGGCGAGCATGGTGGCCGTGGCAGTCATGGGACCGCCGCCACTGACGACCGTCGCACCAGAGACGGCCGGGATCTGGAATGCGGCAGTCGCCGTCATTACGACGGCGCTGACGGTTGCTCCGCCGCTGCCCGAGACGGCGGGTATGCCCATGGTCGCAGTGGCCGTAGCCGCCACGGCGGTGACGTTGGCACCGCCGGTTGCGCCGCCCTGGACCTCGACCGCGATGGTTGCCCAGTTCTCACCGGTCGGCGCGGTCAGGCCGACAGTCTTGGCCCCGGCCGTGCCAGCATCGGCGTAGGTGAAGACTTCGCCGATGTAGGTCGACCCGGCCACACCGAAGTAGTCGCGCTCGGTGGGGTTGGCGGCATTGACCTGGCGGTAGGTACGCGTCCCGCTGGTCGCGTTCCAGTCGGTGTTGATGCAAGCGATGGCCGAGTTGGCCGCACTGGTCGTGATGGCCAGCGAGGGGGTCGAGCTGGTGCCGCTCCCAGAGACCGCAGTGCCGACGACGCCGCCACCGGCCCAGCGGAGGAGCATGAAGCCCCACACGTCCGTCGAGCCACCGCCCCCGGCCTTGTCGACCTGGAGGGTGAAGGTCTGGCTGCTGCCCACGCTGGCGACCGTCCACATCGCACACGAGGCGTGGCTAGCGGAGTTGATGAGGGTCGGCGAACCCCAGGTGATGCCAGTGCCACCGGAGGCCGTGTAGGTGACCGCCGCCGCCTCACACGCGGCGACGAGCACCAGACTGTCACCCGCGGCGACGGTGACCGAGACCGTCTTGGTGACCGTGCCGCCGACTGACCAGTTGGAGGCGGGGACGTAGGTTGCGGTCAAAGTGGGCGCAGCCACGAGTCACCTCACATGTAGTCGGTGGTGCTGACGTACGGGGCGAGCGCGGCTGAGCCCGTGCCAGAGATGTTGTTGGAGTTGGGAATCCAGAACATGCCATCTTGAGAGGGGGCACCCCAGGTCGCACCCGAGGAGGGCACGTACACCTTGTTTCCTCGCCAGACGGTCCCGGTGCCGGTCGCAACCGCACCGGAATACAGCGGAGACAACTGCGGCTTATAGGCGCAGTGGAATACGTTGTTGGTGAACGTCAGATTCGGCGGAGATCCGATGGTGGGATAAGTCCCCTGGCTGATCTGGATGGTGTTTCCGAACCCGCCGAAGACATTGCCTGTTATGGTAGCGTTCGAGTAATCGCCACCGCCCGTGTTCTGACAGGCGATACCGTTGGTGTCGGCCTGCGGGCCGATGATCCAACAGCCCTCTACCCAGTAATACGGCAGTGCGCCACCACCAGGCGAACCAATGCCATCGGTGTGGTCGTCGTAGTTGACGTTGTTGTTCAGCCGCGGATTCTCAATGACGCAATTGAGCCACTTGTGGCGATTGGCCTGGGTTGAACTGTTCTCCTTGGAGGCGTTGGCGAACCCCCAGAAGTGACAGTTCTGCATGTCCAGGGAGCCGTCAACGAACCCGTTCCAGGTCCCAGGTGCGGCAGAGGTGCCGTCACAGATCAGGCCGTACTGGTAGCCATCGACGCCATTGACGACCGCGGTGTGATCCGTCATGCCGTCCGGGCGGAACGTGCAGTATTGCATCACCAGGTTCCCGGCCACGCCTGGAGCGCAGGCCGGGACGTTCGTACCGTTCGCCGTGAACAGGCAGGCGATCACCGTCGTGGTGCCCGTCAGGTGTTGCGACGGGGAGCCCAACTGAAAGTTCTTCTTGCCGATGATCGTCTGGTTGTTGCCGCTGATGACGGCACCACCCATGTCTTGAAGGGTCGACCCGTCGACCGGATAGGACTGGCCGGGGTACTGATCGAAGCCACGGAGGGGCTGGACCGGGGGCCAGTTGCCCCCGCCGCCCTCAACGGTGTTGCGGTCCTTGACCCGCTGACCAAGGATCTCCATCAGCTCACGGTGACGGTGAAGATGCCGGCCGCATCCCAGGTGATCGAGAACGTGCCGCCGGAGGAGACGACATCCGCACCGAAGTCGACGTAGCCGATCAGGGCGGAGGTGGACGCCGTGCCGGTGGAGTCATAGATCACCGCATAGCGCGCGGTGATGGTCGAGGTCGGCCAGGAGGTATCCGCGGCGTCGAAGGTCTGCTTGTTCGTGGCACCCGCGTAGGTGACGGTCTTGGAGGCCAGGGTGGCACCGCCAGCGGTATAACCGGTGCCGGTCACCTCGTTGGTGATGTCAGAGAAGTAGGTGTGCGTGTCCTGATTGGGGACGTAGGTGCTGGTGCAGAGCGCCACCTTGATGGTGTCACTGCTCCAGTTGACCTCCTTGTTGGCCAGCTTGGCCGGAAGGGACCCGTAAAGAAATGCTGAGACGGCCATGATTGTCCTTACGCCTGGAAGGCTGTTCCGGTTTTATCGCTGATCTGGACGGCGCGATCGACATCGGAACGCTGAGTGCTTCGGGGCTGAATGCCCTCCTTGCGCGCCGCGGCGTAAGCCTCAAGGCGCTTGTCCCAATTCCGGGACGCGGTGTAATCGTGCCCTGACGCCTCATTGGCGTAGGCCACCGTGACGGTTTTGCTCTTGAGGCACTCGGAATACGATCCGTGGTCTTTGGTGCGACAGCCAGAAGTGCAGGGCACGAATTACTCCTAGAAAGGGGAAGGCCCAGCCCCCGGAGGGGCTGGGCCTTATTGATCCTGGGATCAGAGACCGGCGATGCTGGAACCCGTCTCAGCGCGCCACAGGGCGCTCTGGCGGTAGTTGTTCCAGCCGGCGATGCCGTACCACGACAGCGGGCGGAACCGCTGCATCGGGTCGGTCACCGGACCGATGATGAGGTGCGGCTCCTGAGCCACAACCTCAGCAATGGCCTGCCGAGCGAAGAAGTACGCCCGGTAGACCTTCGCTCCGGTCGCGCCGTCAGCGGCGGTCTTGACCCGCGGGGTCTCGATGTAGGAGACACCACCGAAGACGCCGACGCGCTGGAGCCAGAGGTTCTCGGGCGCGACGTTCTCGTGCGGGTAGCGCCAGCCGCCGCCGGAGGCGGTGCCGGTCATAAAGTCGAACGCCTGATCCGGGTGGATGAAAGCGCCGAAGGTGTTCTGCGGCATCGACTCCAGAGCGTTGTTGCTGCGGAAGCGAGCGGTAATGAACTGGCCGATGCCGGCGTTCATCAGGTCCGTGGCGACGATGGTGTTGGTGGCACCAGTGTCGAAGCCAGACGTACCGTTGGCCGCGATGCGGTTGGTACCCGCATCGAGGACGCCTCGCACGCGCAGGTCGACGGACTCCGCCATGTCACGAGCCACGAGGTTCGCAACGGCCGGGTCCACGTCCGAGAACGTGAAGGTCCGCAGAAGCAGGGTCGGGATGACCGTCTTGCCGAACTCGTTCAGCGTGACGTTCACCGTGTTGGTTGCCGGAACGGCAACCGAGTCCGGGATGGTGGTCTCGGACAGGGTGCTGGTGTCGGCCGTCAGGTCGTTGTAGAGGTTGAACGTGACGGTCGTGCCCGGGTTCGTCAGGGCAGTGGCCTTGGTGTCGGCAACACGCCGGAAGAGAGGCTCGCTCCGAAGCTGGAAAGCAACGAGCTTCTCGTAGGCGGTCTTGACAAGGTTCAGACCAAGCGAAGAACCCGAGGCAATGTCGGTGTAGGCGTTAGCCACGCCTGCACTTCCTTTCGGGTCAGAGGGCTACCCCCGCCCCGAATGGGCGGAGGGGTCAGCCGTTGACCGCCTGGGCCTTGGTGATCTCTGCGAGGATGTCCTCGGCGGACATGTCCGCGACGCGATCAACGTCGGCCTGGGTCACGACTGGCGTGCCGGCCTGCTGGGCAGCGAGCATCTGCTCGCGTGCCTCGCGCTCCGCCTGAACGGCGGGGTCGTCGTCGTTGCTGACGACAACCGTCTCCGGCACAACCTCTTCCTGCTCGGCTGCCGGAACAGAGGTCGCAAAGAGACGACCGTTCTCCTCCAGCCAAGCCTTGGGGTCAGCGTCCTTGGGAATGACGCTGGCAACCGCAGGGTCGAGGTGCTTGTCCGCCAACAGATCCGCCACGGTCTTCTCTGCGTCCTTCTCAAGGAGCTTCTCAAGACGCTTGTTCGTCTCTTCGAGCTTCTTGATGTAGTCGCGGAGTCCACCGCCGCTGTTGTCCGGGTTCTCGTAGAACTCCTCGGAATCGGACTCGTTGTAGTAGCCGCTCACGCGGTCCTCCCTGTTCAATGGCCGCACATCACCCAGGGGAGAGTGATGTGGCTCCGTGGTGCCGGTCTTGTACGCCCCGACCGTCCCGGCTGACCGGATCGGGGGAATCCATGGGGTCGAGTGTTGTTGCACTCGGCCATCGTGTGATACAGTTGCAACTACCGAGGGAAAGCCGGTAGGCGCGAAGCGGGCGACGGCCCGCCAAGACAGGCCGGACTCAACTCGCGGAGTTCTTATGCGACTCCGGGGTGCCGTGTGGGCGGCACGGCGGATTTGAAGAGTCGACGGACTCACCCACCTACACGGGGACATCCCCCGTGGCCGAAACCCCTGGGCGTCTATCTGGCCCAGGGTTTTCGTGCATCAGTAGGCGTTACGCCGGCTGGTGCCGGTGCTGGCGGCTCGGCCGCCGCCACTGAACGCGGCCCGCTCGTCGTTGACGATCTGCTGGCGCTTCGCGCTCTGGTTGAAGAACACGTCGTTCTCGGCGTCCTGCTGAGTGAACGTCTGGCCGTAGGTCTTGGCGATCTTGCCCACCGTGTCGGAGAGCTGGCTGATGGTGCCGTACGCCTGAGCCGCCTGGTCGGCGGTCACGCCCTTGTCCACGAGATCCTCGTAGTGGGTCATGTCGCCCACGGCGAAGCCGGCGCGCTGAGCCCAGGTAGCCACGTTGGCGGCGCTGTACTGCCGCTCGATCACCGGCAGGGCCCTGCTCTGGTCAAGGAAGTACGAGGCGAGGTCTCCGGTGCCAAGCCCATAGAACCTCGTCAGGAGGTTCCGGGTCGTCGGGTCGATGCTCTGGACCGCCTTGGTCGCCATCTGCACCCGCTCCTGGATCTCGTTGGGGGAGACGTTGTTGGCGATCCAGTTGCCGAAGTCCGAGGGGTCGTCGTAGAACCCCGCCGGTAGGCCGGCCTGCTGCATGATCTGGTGGTACTGGTTCTCCAGTTGCAGATAGCTCGGGATATCGATGGCGTTGTAGCCATTCGAGATCCGCTGCTTGAACCCGGGGAACCTCTGCTGGAACGAAACCGTCTTCTCGACATCCGGCATGAAGAGGTTGATGTCGTCGGGGGTGTAGCCCCCGGTCATCATGGTCTTGATCAGGGCATCGAGGTCCGGCGTGATCGTCATACCGAAGCCCTTGAAGGCATTGACCAGAATGTCGTACGCAGACGGCCCTGTGGGCGTCGGAGTGGCCGGGGGAGTAGGAGTACCGCCGCTAGCCTGCGGAGGCGCAGGAGGGGCGGTTACGGGCGTCTGAGGGGCCGTTGTGATCTGGGGCAGTCCGGTGGTGTTGGTGACAAGTCCGCCGAAGCCGTGATACGAGATTGGAAGCTGGTAGGTAGCCATCAGCTAGTGAGCCCCCACATTCGGCCGAGCGCATTGGCGAAGCCCGTGGCCGTGTCCTTGGCCTGCTTGGTGTACTGCCAGCGCCGGTCATTGCGCAGCGAGTTCTCGAAGTCGGTGATGCTCATGGCCACCGGCTGACCCTTGTCGTCCGTGGTGCCAGCCATGGCCTTGCGGACCGTGGGATCGAAGAGATCGAGAGAGCCCGGGTTGAGTTCGAGGATCTGGCTCATGCTCTGGATGTAGGGCGAGGCCAGGTCCTTGAGGTTCATGCCCGCCTTGATCTGCTCGCCATAGACGCTGAACGTCTTGGCGGCGAGGTCTCGAACCATGGTCTCGTACTGCTCGGTCGAGGCGTTGCCTCGGACGATGTTGCGCATCCAGTCGGTCAGCTGCTGCTGACTGACGCTGATCCCGTTGGAGGACGCCGTACTGCGAAGATTCTGCTCGATGGCTGAGAGCTGGCCGGTGAAGTGACCCTGCGCCGAAGGCAGGACATGGTTGGCCAGCACATCTCGGATCTGATCCTCGTTCCAGCCGAGGAGCAGGGCTCGCTCGGCCAGAGCATTGGCGTCGATACCCGACGCGCCATAGGCCGCGGCGAGGTTGTCCACCGAGGTTCGAGAGGCAGCAAGCTTCTGCTTGAACGTCTCGGGGTCCGAGTACCGCAGGGCGGTCATCTGCCGCCAGGTGTCGGAGTGGTTCTTGAACCAGTCCGTCTGGCGCAGCTCGACCTGGAATCGGTCGGCGGTCCAGGTCTGGGCCACCGCCTTCTTGAGGAGGCCGTACAACTCGGGGGAAGACTTGAACAGGGCAAAGGAGAGTCCGTACTCCCTCTCGATCTTGTCCCGATTGATCCGGTCCTTCTTGGCCCGCTTGGCCATCTGCCCTCCTCTCAGTCGAAGTTCATGGAGACGCCCCACGCCTCGCCTGTGTCATAGAGCGAGCTGACGTGGACGACCGTGCCCGGGCGAGCGGCCTCGATGATCTTGCCGCCGCCGATGTAGATGGCGATGTGGTCAGCGCCGTTGTTGCGGCTGCTGTTGTCCCAGGCGACCAGATCGCCGGGACGCAACTTGGACAGCGAGACGCGCTTCCCGAAGTCGGCCTGCTCGTAGGAGACGCGCGGCAGGTCGATACCTGCCCGCGCGAACGCCTGCTGGACCAGACCGGAGCAGTCGACGCCGCCACTCAGACTGTTGCCGCCCCAGGCGTACGGCGTGCCGAGGGCGCTCCGCGCCGCCTCGATCACAGCCTTGCGCCAACCATCTACGCCCTTGGCGTAGCCCTGGCTGGCATCCTGCAAGGGCTGAATGACGGTCTGGTTGGTGTCGTGGCCGATGGGCGTGTAGTGGGTCAGCTCGATCTTCGGAGCCGGGGGCTGGACCTGCGGGCTGCCAACGCCCCACGCTCCGAGCATGGCCCCAGCGAGGGAGCCACTGTTGACCGGATCGTTGAGCATGTCCGGGGTCTCGACAGACCCCTGCGTCTGGAAGGTCTGCTGGTCTGCCATCAGACCCCCGAGACGGTTGCGCCGAGCGCCGCGTAGAGCGCCGGGGCGTAGGTGCCCATCGCCTGCCACTCAGCCCAATCGGGGTTCTGCGTGGCCTTCTCGTAGGCGAGCTGCTGCTCGCCCTCGGCCCCGATCCCCTGATGGGTGGTCGTGCTGTCACTGGTCGTCCGCCAACCGCCACCCTGCTTGTCGTAGACCATGTGCGCGGTTGTGGTCGACGTGCTCGGGTTCTCGTACTCCGCGGCATGGAGCATCGAGAGGAAGTCCTCATACTCAGCCGTGGACGGGTCACGCCCGAGCTGCTGCTGGAGCATCGCCCGGGTCATGCCCTTGGCGTCCTGCGGGTTGATCAGGTTGACCGTGCGAGAGGTCTGGCTGATCGTCTTGGTGTCGCCGTTCTTCGGGCCGGCGTCAGCCGCGCCCTTGCCGCCCAGCGACTTGAAGTTGAGGATGCCATTGAGGGAGTCGAAGTTGCCGTCCCACTTGATCCCCGTCGCAGCAAGCCGGTAGGCGATGCTGCGCTCCAGGAGTTTGGTCGGAGTGATCCTCTGCTGGAGTTGCTGCTGGCGACTGAGGGTGTCCTGGACAAGGTTCTCGTACGCCGCCCTAACATCGCCCATCGAGGCGGTCAGGGCCGTCGTGTCGATGTCGTCGTAGGTCTGGTCGGCTCCGGTCTGGAGGTAGCCGGCCAGGGCCAGGTACGCCGCCATCTGGCGGACCTCGTTGGGCTTAAGCTTGTCGAAGTTCTGGAGCACCTGGGCGTAGGTCAGCGTCTTGTCGGTGACGCTCGTGCGGGGCACGCCGCCAGGCCGACCGCCCATGTCCTCGTAGAACTTGTTCGGGATGACCTTGCTCTTGTTGCGGTTGTACCCCATCCAGATCAGGACCGAGGCCGGATTGAAGCTGGCGCTGTTGGGGTTCATACTCCCCAGGCCGGGGACCGTTGGGGCACTAGGCCCCAACGGCACCCCGAGGCTCTGGGAATACTGGCCGAGCAGGTCGGTCGAGCCGTCGCCCACTCCGGGAGCGGGCATCCCACTCGGGTCGGAATAGGAAATGACCATCAGAATCCTCCGCTGCCCTTGGCGAGCGTGTCGCCTTCGAGGTAGCGCGTGTAGAACTCGCCGAAGGCAGGGTTGTCGGTGATGAGTTGCCCCACCTGTCCGTAGAACCAGTTGCGCAGTTGGCCGTTCTCCTGGGCCTGGAGCGACGCCGAGCCGCCCGTCTGGGCGTGGTAGGCGTCGAGGGCATCCGCAACCTTCTTGCGGATCAGGAGGTACTGGCGCACGCCCTGGATATCGGGACGGTTGTCGAAGCGCTTGTCCGTGACCCACTCGCTGAGGTCGTGGACCTTGGCGTAGATGTCCTTCTGGCCCTGGGTGTAGGCGGCGTACCACGCGGGGTACTTGTCGGCCAGGCCAGGCTTGCCGTCGACCCCTTCGATTGCCGCCTTCTTGAGGAGGGCGAGGTCGGCTGCTCCGCGCTGCTGTAGGTTCGTCAGCCCGCGGTTGACAAGTTCAGCCTGGATCGCGGCGTTCAGCTTCTGGTACTCGTACCAGCCAGCCGTGCGATCTGCTTCCTTGTCGCGCTCCACCGGGTCATTGGACTGGCGCAGGGTCTTGCTGGACCCTGGCCCGACCGGCACCTGGAACTCCGCCGAATAGGCGTCGTAGGAGAACGGGTCCTGCCAGGCTTGCGGCGAGATGATGGCCGAGCCCCAATCCTCGCCGTACTTGGCGAGGAGGGTCTTGTTGGCCACCGCCTCACTGAGGCCCTTGCCGGTCCCGGGAACTCCCACGGGGGAGTTCGAGGATGAGGTGACGTAGCGGGCGTACATGACGCCGAAGTCGTCCAGGAACTTCTGATCGGCCTCGACACCGTACTTGCGCTGGTAGGCGTGGTACTGGTCCAGGAAGAACTGCTCCTTGGGGCGGTACTCCACCTGGAACGGGGCCAGGAGCCCCGTGACCACGCGGAGGGCGCTGTAGGACCTGACAACCTTCTGGATCTGGGCCGGCGTGGGCATGGGCCTGCCCGCCTCTTGGGCGTCCTGCTGCATCTGGCGGGCGATCATGAAGTAGGCGTTCGCCGATGCCAGGCCCGGTGAGGTGTCCTGGATGCGCTTCGCCCAGCCAGGGATGACCTGCGAAATCGCGCCGGAGTAGAACTCCGGGTTCAGCGGGTTGATCGCCTGAGCCCCGACGCCGCCCTGGCGGGGACGACCGATGGGGAACATCCAGTTGTAGAGGAACCCGTAGAGCCCGTTCGGGTCCTGCGGAATGCCCATGGTCTCCGACTGCCAGCGCAGGAGCTTGTCGGCGGGGACGGTCACCAGGGGGCCGAAGCCCGGGAGCATCGGAGACTCGCCCTGGAGCACCGTGTTAGCGGAACCCAGGGGAATGCCCACGGTGCCCATCTGCCTGAGCGCCTGACCGATGTAGGGCACCTTGTCCAGGAACTTCGGGATCTGGACGACAACCCGGTCGTCCGGGTGCCAGTTGGTGCCGTAGATGCCACCGAGGCGGTTGTTGACCGGCTGGCCGTTCTGGTCGACCACGACGAAGTGGTTGTAGATCGCCCGCTGCCCCATGAGGAACCGGCCGACCGTTTCGGGTCGGTCCGAGATGATCTGCGCCCACTTGGCGATCGCCTCCCGCTGAGCCGCCCAGAACGGGAAGATGAACCGCGTGGCCTCCGAGAAGTTGGTCTCATCGACCAGCGACCACAGGTGTCGCTTGGTCTGCTGCATCGCAAAGGCGTGAGCCTGCTTGTGCAGCACGTCGAGCATCTTCTCGTCCAGGAAGTCACCCTTGATGCCCTTGGTGAGGGCCCGCGCCTTGAGCTTGTACATCGAGGCGTAAAAGGGGTGCCTGCTGAGCGTGTCGATAGGCGCGGTGCCCACGGCGTGCCAGAGGTGATCCATGAGAGCGCCGAGGAATCGCTTGCCCGAGAAGCGACCGTCGAGCTGCTCCAACTCGGGCCCGATGATGTCGGGCAGGTCCTCGTCGGCCACGTACTTGCGCAACTCTGAGGGATTGAGCCGGCCCTTGCCCAGGCGACGCTGGAGTTCCCTGCTGGGCAGATACTTGTCCAGGCGGTAGCGAACCTCGTTGACCCACAGAAGCGGGTTCTCGTTCTCGTTGAGCATCATGCGGCGGACCCGACCGCCCTCCTCGGTGGAGGTCAGCCAGTCAGCGATCTCGTGATCGCTGCGCCCGCGGATCATCTGCTGGACCACAGGACTTGAGCCCAGATGGTCGTTCACCATGTCGGCCCACCGGGTGAAATACTCCACCGCGGCGTTGTGCTCGCGCGTGCCGGGCGTCAGGGCCTGCTCGCTGAACTCCGGGGCGTGGTAGGTCTTGTAGCCCACGGCGTGACGACGCTGCCAGTTCATCGCCCGGCCGTGGCCGGCGCTGATGTAGTCGATGGTCTTCTCGGACCCCGACAAGCCGAACATGATCTGACCAAGGTGGCCCTCGTAGGGGGCGGGCACCTCGACGGTCTTGCCGTCGCTCGACTTGAGCTTGAGCATCCCGCGACCGTTGGCGCGGTCGGACATCAGCTTGCGACGGAGCCGGCTCGGCTCGTCGTCGATCAGGTTGTCGAACTCGGCCAGTTCGTCGCGCGGGGCCGGCAGGGCCAGTCCGTGGTCGACGGGAGCCTCCTCGACGGGCAGCGGCTCGTCCACGTAGTGGAAGGTCTTGCCGGTCGAGAGGTCGCGCATCTCGGTGCCGTCGTAGGCGTCGTGGACGTACCGCAGGAAGGACTGTGCCTTGGCCCGCTGGTGCGGCGTGAAGCGCCGAGCAATGGACACCTTGCCGTCCGGGGTGACATGGACCACGTAGTCCTTGTCAGCCAGGAGCGGGGCCCACTTCTGCTGGAACCGGGAGGCGATGCCCTCAACGTCGCGGCCCTTGCCGGCCCGAAGGTCGAACTCGGTGTGCGGCAGGGGAACCACAAAGCCGGTGGACTGCTGCCGACCGTTCAGGTCGAAGGCGTGCGCCTTGCGGGTCTTCGCCCGGTCGACGATGGTCCGGGCGAACGTCTGCGGCTTGCCTGACGTGAGCGGAGTGCGCTCCCACTCACGGTAACGGGCAGCATCGGTGGTGATGCGGTCGAGTGTGCTGGCGTTCGGCCGAGGCAGGAACTCCTCGGGCACCTCGGGTGCCGGGAGGTCCTTGGGTGCGGCGAGAGGAGTACGCCGCATCTCGGTGCGGATCGGGCCGTTGCCGATGTCGAAGCTCGCGCGCCCACGGAGACGGTTGATCATCCGCTCCGAGCCGTCGATGCCCTTGATGACGGCCTTGCCCATGGCCTGCTGGAAGGCAGGTCCGTAGTTCTGGGCGAAGGTCATCGGGCCGAGCACGGCGAGCCCGCGAGCACCCTCGTCCATGAGGACGCGCATCGGCCAGCCGAGGCGCAGTAGGACGGTCGGCTTCCAGAGGTTGTTGAACCTCTCGCCAAACCTGTCGACCCCGCGCGTGAGCGCGGCGTGCAAGTCCCTGCCGAAGGAGACCTCAAGGGCCTCTAGCAACTCCGGGTTGGACTGGAGTTCAGCGTGGAACCGCCAGGCGTCGATGGGGTTGTAGTAGTTCGGGGTCTGCGGCTCGAAGACGGGCCGGGTGCCATCATGGATGGCCTTCTCGGCCCATGCCTCCTTGGGGACGACCATCGTCGTCAGGTGGCCGTTGTCCATGAGGTTGATCTCGACCGAGCCGTCCTCGTGGCGCTTGACGAGCTGCACGCTCTGGCCGGGCTGGTCGGCCCGCTCGGCCATGGTCGGCATGGTGCTCGGGGTGTAGAGCGCGTCGTTGCCGAAACCCTGCCCGTTGAGACGGGCATACATCTCGTTCTGCTTCTCGATGGTGTGCTGGTAGATCGCCCGGAAGGTGTCCTCGGAGATCTGCCTCTCCGGGGCACGGCCCTTGTTGTAGAAGCCGGCGACCGCCTTGATGACGTGCTCGTTCTCGAAGGCGGCGGCAACGTTGATCCGCTCCCGCTCGTTCGGGGCGCGGTGCCATGCCTGGATGGCACGCTCCAGGCCGTCGCCCGGGTCGTACTCGAACAGGCGGTTGAGGTTGCCCATCTGGCGCTCGAAGGAGAGCGGGCCTGAGGCCACGTCGTGAGCCTCGACAACGCTGTTCTTCCAGCCGAAGAACGAAGCCTTGGGCACGTAGAAGAACGAGTGCGCCAGGCCGTACTGGTTGTCCATGAAGAACTTGTGACGCGCGCCCTTCGGGGCGGCGTCGGCGTTGGCACGGGTACCCCAGACGGCAGACTTCGGGACGCCCACGCGGTTGAGCAGTGGGCGGGCCTGGTCGGGGTTCGTCGGGATGATGCTCTGGTACCAAGTGGGGTACAGCTCGTAGCGGTCCAGCTTGGCCTTGGCGTCAGCCAAGTCCTGCTGCTTGAGCTCAAGCTTGCGACTGTTAACCCAGGAGTAGATCGGGTGCTGCTCGCCGGAGAGCTGGGCCTCCTGGAGATCGGAGATCTCCTGCTCCAACTGGTTGGCCTTGGTCTTGGTCGCCTCGATGGAGTCGAAGACCGTCTGGGCCTGCGGGTTGTACGCCTTGAGGTCGTCGACCGCGGCGTTCTTGAGGGTCTCGATCTGGGCGTACGCCTTGGGGTCGCCGTGCAGGGCACCCCAGGTGAGGTCCAGGACGTTGCGATCCTTGGTCTCATCCGCGATGCGAACGGCGTGCCAGAGGGCAGACGCGGCGGCGTCACCGTTGATGGTGCGACCGCCGAACATCCCGATCTTGTTGCCCGGGCGCATGAGACCCGGGATCGGAGCGTGGCCGGACGCCTGCGCTAGCGAGGCGTTGCGCATGAAATCCTCGACCCGGGTCTGGGCCTGGATCATGCTGTTCGCACGGGCCTCGCCCACAAGGCGAGAGACGGGGTTGCGGACGGTGATCTGCTCGCGGTGGAGCGCCTGTCGCATGGCGACAGAGGCACCGCTCGACTCGTTCAGGAACGCCTCGTTGCGCACGAGACGACCAGTGGCCCCGACAGCCTTGCCGGCGATAACGCCGGGATCGGCGTACCAGCCGGCTGCCAGCTCTGAGCCGAAGGCGGTCATCTGGTACAGCGAGGAGTGCTTGGCCCACTCGTCCAGCCGGTCCTGGTCGACGACCGGCGAGAGGACATCATTGATCATGGCCTGGCCGAGCGTCTGATCGCTCGACTCTCGCCACGCCTGCTGCCACGAGTGCGGATTGAACAGGAAGCTGCCGTCCTGCATCCGATTGGTGTTGAACATGTTCGCGGTCGTGACCGAGGCGTGGTAGCCGGCGTTCAACGCGGCGAGGCCCTGGCTGATGCCCGGGGCCGAGGCGACGGAGGAGAGGCGCTTGCCGCCGCGGATCTGACCAACCAGCAGGGATCGGGTCTGGGGGTCGAGGGCCTCGTACTCGGACCGGGATAGCAGTCCGCCAGCCTGGAGGTAACCCTTGTAATCGGGGGCCTCGCTGCCCCCGCTCGGGATGTAGCCACCGACAATGGGGATCAGGTGGGCAGCCTGCTTCGCATCGCCAGCGAAGCCCTTAATGGCAGAGGCGAGGCCACTGGTGTGCTTGCTCCACCATGAACCATGGTCATCGCCGCGGTTCTGGATGGACTGCGCCAGTTCCAGCTCTCGGTCGTGCAGCGTCTTGAGCTGCTGGTCCGCTGTCTGGATCGACTGAGCGCGCGAGGTCGCAACCGCGTCCTCCGCGAACTGACGGAACTGCGTGGCGCTTACCCACTGGCCCGAGGCCAGATCGAAGGCCATGCCGTAGCTCGGAACCGAGCCCGGGGCGGTGGTGGCGGCGGAGGACTGGCCGAGGCGGCTCATCCAGTTGTCGCTCATCCATCTGCTTTCTTAGAGGTCCGCCCTGATCTGCCTGACCAGTTGGCGAGTGTTGGGGTCCGCGTCGTCCTGCGAGGCGAGCATGACCAGGACCGGCAGGTAGGACTGGATGCGCGCCGCGGCAGCAGGGTCAATCCGGGCCGGCTGAGGTGGGACGGATGGGCCCGCACCTGGGCCTCCGGGAAGGCCGGCTGTGACCGGCTCATCGGGGCGAGCGCTGGGGGCACCGAACGGGATAACGTTCGAGAGGTCGGGGCCAGTCGGAGGGGCCGTGCCCTGTCCTGGGGGGGTCGACTGGCTCATCGGCGCTGCCGACTCTGCCGCCCTGTAGGCGGCGTTCTCGCCATACTTGGCGTTGGGTAGGTCCATCATGGGCTGCTTGCCGTCCGTGCGTCGAGAGAGGGCCCCGGGGCCCGATACGGGGGCCGGATTGGCGGGTCGGCGCAGACCCCCATGGCCATTAGCCATCGGCCTCTCCGTTCGTCATGGCCTCGATCTCCAGGGCCGCCTCCTGGTGGAACTCGTGCTGAGATGCCACCCAGTTCGCGTGCATGGCCGCGGTGTTGCGGGCAAGGAGGAACGTGCGGGTGAAGGCGCTGGATACCTCGTAGATCAGGTCCAGCCCGATCACCACGATGTCCTGACGCATGAACCGACGCCGGCCGCTCTCGGCGACCTCCTCGAAGCCGTACTCGTCCTCGTCGTCAAACTCGTCCATGTCGCCTCCCTTGTGCGTGGAGCCTGTGGGAGTCGAACCCACCTCCGGCACGTGCCCATCAGGCCCTTCGCGCCGTCGAAGCCAAATAGGCCCCATGGTCCCCTCAGCGAGATTCGAACTCGCGTCGCCCGCTCGACAGGCGGGTGTCCTGGGCCCCTGAACGATGAGGGGATGGTGGCGGAGGCGGGATTCGAACCCGCGTCGTACGGCTTATGAGGCCGCGCTGGAACCTAGCTCCAGTCCACTCCGCTCTGGCACACCCCCCAGGATTCGAACCCGGAACCCTCGGCTTTGGAGACCGCTGTTCTACCAGTTGAGCTAGGGATGCTTGTGCCTGTTGGTGTCGCGGTCAGGCTCCGCGGCTCGTCTCAAGAATTGGCCCACCCGGAGACGAAACAGCACGGGCGGTAGCGAAATGGGCCAGGCTCAGATCAACGGAGCGGGTTCTTCTTGCCGGCCCCAGTGGGCGACGGCGTGCCATGGGCGGCAACGCCCTGGCCGAGGTCGGCCCGCTTGCTGCTGGCGGGCATACCGCCCTCAACGGGGCCGTGCTGGTTGACGCCAGCGGCGGAGCCGCGCTGGGCGGGCTGACTGTTCGGTGCGGCCATGTTCAGTTCTCCTCTTCGGCCTTGGGGTCCTCAGCGACCGAGAGGTCATGTCCGAGGTTGTCGGGATGGGTGTTCTCGCAGTCGGCGTCTCGACGACCGAGCTGGAAGCAAAGTAGGCACTGGCTCATGCGGGAATCCTTCTTGAAACATTGGCCTGCAAATTGGGGGCCCCGCCTGAGGTCAGGCCAGCGAGGACCATCTGGAGGTCAGGGGCCGCGCCGGCCCCCATGAATGAGTTGTCCCCGGCCTGCTGCTGGGGAACCCCGCCGCCCCCGCCTCCAGCGAGGGCCTGAAGCTGGGCCATGGCCTGCTCCTGTGGACTGGACGGCTGGGCCGACTGGTCTGGGGTCCATGCCTCCAGGATCGCCTGGTGGATCGGCGTGCCGTTCTCGCGCATCTTGACGATCTGCGCGGCACGCTGGAGCGTCTGGAGCGGATCGATGCCCTGGAGCCCGAGCGCTGGAGCGTTGGCCAGCAGACCGAATAGACCCTGCTTGAGGGCATCCTCGATCTGCTCGATGTCGATGCGGCGCTGGAGGTCTTCCACGTCCACGTCGAAGGGGAGCTGGCGCTGCATGGTGTCGCGGTCGAGCGACCCGTCAGCGCGGAGCTGGAGCAGGAAGACGATGGCCCGGTTGGGGTCCATGCCTGCCGTCATGCCGTAGGTCACGGAGACGGAGTAGTCGCCCTTGATGTCCTTCGCCGGGATGTAGGTCTCGGTGAAGGGTGCCCCGGAGATGTTGCCGTTGACCGTCTTCTTGGTGTCTGGCCAGTAGAGCTGGTCCAACTGGAAGGCCATGCCGATGGCTCGCCGGAGGGCGTCACCAACGATGTCCTGGGCAGTGGCGATCTGGGTCTGGTAGATCGAGGTCAGGGCCTCGACGCCACGGCCCGTGATGATCGAGGCATTGACATCGCCTCGACGGGCAGCCGGAACGCGGCTGCCGTCCGCAACCTCCTTGTCCAGGATCTGCGGCTCAACGAGAGCCGCCTGGGGGAGGTCGAGCCCAACACGCCGAACCTTGTCTGGCTGGTTGGTGCGGATCACCGCATCGGAGCCGAAGCTGATCTGGTCAACATCATCGGGGACTGCGATGGGGGCGCGGACCGCCTTGTCCGCGGCCTCCAGTCCGTAGACCGCCATACGGGCCCTGGCGAGCCAGACCCACATCACGTCATCGAACTGACCCCGGGCCTTGTCGTCCCACTTGGGCCGTTCGGCTAGAACGACCGGGGGGCGAGGGAGTCGGTGCGTCGTCTCTCGGAGGATCAGGCCGTCCCTCTCGGGGAGGAAGAGGCAGATCTTGTCCTCGTAGTAGCACTGCACCACGCGGAGCATGTCGTTCGAGGTATCCATACGAACGCCGAAGGCGTCGTACTTCTCGGTCTCAATGACCGAGGCAACCTCGGGGAACTTGGCCTTCAGTGAGGCCGAGGTGTCCTCCCACATCTTCGCGTAGCAGACCACGTTGCCGTAGAGGTCGGTGTCCCAGAACGCGCCCCGTGGGTCGTCGACCCGGAAGCGCGGCATCCGTGCGTCGAAGTCGGGCTCGACCACGATGGGCATACCAGCGAAGGTGAAGAACCAGTCGCAGCCCGAGTAGAGCTGCAACTTGAGCCGACTGTGCTCGATGTAGGCGTGCGCGATCTTGGTGCGCTTGCTGGAGAACTTCTTGGCGGACTCGCTGTGCAGTTGGCTGGAAGCGCAGTCGATGGCGGGCAGCCTGGCCAGGATCTCGGCAAGGTCCCGGGCGGTCGTGTCGATGATGTTGGCAACGACCGGCTTGGGCCAGTTTGTCGGGAAGACGCCGGGCATCACGAAGTTCACGTCGCCACGTCGGGCCGCCGCAACCTGATCGTTGCGGCGCTGACGCTCGGTGCCCTCCTGGTGCATCCGATCCCAGCGCTGGAGGAGATCGCTAGAAACGCGGTCGTATCCGTCGCTCACGCGCCCCTCCTCTGCTGTTCAAGGTATTCGTTGATGTTGATGACCGTCCGGTTCATGCGGTCGTTCTCGGACAGGAACGGGTTATCGAGGTGGGTCTGCTTGCGCTGACCGATGTCCTTCACGATGTCCCGTGTGCCGAGTTCGGTGAACCACAGCGCCATCACGAGGTCGATCTTCTGGGTCTTCGGGTGGTCCGGGTGCCAGGTGACCAACTGCTCGCGCAGTGTCTTGAACGCCTCGTTTTGGTTCAGCGAGGGAAGGTCGAGCAACGCGGCACCGTCCTGGTAGCCGCGGAACAGCGTCTCCAGCGAGGAGACGCCCCACTCATAGTCGTTCTTGTTGTACCCGCCCGTGTGGTGCTCACGAAGCCGTACGCCTCTCGAAGCCAAGAATTGGTTGATCTCACGATCCTGTGTGAGGAATGCTTGGAAGGCGTTCTTCTCGATCCTCCACTCGTTGATCTCGTACTTCTCGGTGAAGTCGAAGATCAACTGGCGAAGCCCTTCGGCACGGACCTGCTTGTTGAACACGTCGATCAGGTAGCGCTTGCCGGTACGGCGATCTACCTGGAAGACGATGCAGGCCGTGTAGCCCTTATTGGTCGCCGGGTCGAGGCCCGCGATGGTGTAGGAGTGGTCCAGGTTGAGGCGCACCGCGCGGTTGCGGTGGCTCATGCAGCCGTTGAACGCCTCGACGGTGAAGATGCTGTCATCGGAGACGGCGGTCTGCATGTAGACCATCGACCAAGTGGTCGGCTTGACCGCGCCACGCAGGGCGTGGAGTCGCTTGCCGTCCCACTTGGGCCACAGTCCGTTCTCGTCCTGCTCGCCCCACCGGGCCGGGTCGCGGCCATGGGGACTGTCGGCCCTGGGCCACAGGGTGACCCAATCCTTCGGGTCCTCGGCGAACTCAAGGACGGCGGGCTGGGACAGGTAGGTCCACAGCGAGTCCTCGCCGTCGTAATGCTCAGGGTTGATCAGCTCGGTGTAGATATCGTGCGGGCCCACCCGGGTCCCGACGATAAACAGACGGGCGTCACGAGTGAGAACGTCTTGCATGATGTAGTCCATGTGGTCTTCCCACTGATGGACGTTGGAGACATCCTCGATGTCGTCAAGAATGATCAGGTCGGCACGAGCACCATAAATCTGCTGGCCGATACCGAGCGCCTCGACGTTCGGGTCCTTCTGGTCAGAATCGGTATGGCCGAAGTAGATCATCTTGTGGGTCCACATTTCTGCGGCCTTCTCGAATCCCTCGGCGGGAGCAAAGTCCACAATGAGGTTCTTGAACTTCGGACTCGTAAGCCGGCGCTTAACGCCAAGAAGGAACTTCTTCGCCATCGTCTCCGTCTTGGAGATAATGACCACGCGGAATTGTGGATCAGTGACAATCTTGTAAGTCACATAATCCTGAGTCAGCGTTGTCGACTTACCGTGACCCGGCGGGGTATTCACGACAATGTGCTCACTGGAGCCCGGGTGATAAGTCTGGCCCGGGTGGAGATCGCGGGGCTCGCGCCCCTCGATAAGATCCACCCACTGCATCTGGTGGGGGAAAAGTCGGTGGCCGAGGTACTTCACACAGAAGTCCTCGAAGCTGATGTCCTTGTTCGCCCCGCTGGCATTCTTGCCGCGGCGGCGAGCGGTGATGAGGTCGCCGGCCTCCTTGAAGGCCGCGTCGGTACGACGGTAGTAGTCCCAGATCTCGGCGGACTTGCCGGTCAGCCGACAAGCGTCAGCAACGGTGTGACCCTGCTCGTACAGCGAGAGGATCTCTGCCTTGAATCGGGCTACATCGGCCCGCGTCGAGCGGGCCTTGGTGGTCTTGCTGCCGGCTCGCCCGGACTTCTCTCCGGGCAGCCGACCTTGACCGTCTGGCTGGAGAGGCATACTAAGGGATTCCTCAGGACGGCTACTACCCCTTCACCGAGGGAGCCAGTCTGGTTCTAGAGGGCTGACCAGAACGTCTGAGTCTGGTAGGTCCGTCGTCTGGCTAACGGCCAGCCGACCTTGAGGGAGGCTGAGCCGTTCACTTCGGTCCTGACGGACCTACGTTCACTTAACCTCTCACTATGTATTAGGCCGTCGAGGGACGTTTTCGACGTCCCCGACGAGAAAAAAGTTTGGAGCCAGATCGGCCGAGAGGGCCGAATCTGGCGGCTGACCTGCGTAAACGCCTAAAGTAAAACTTTGGTGTCGAGGGGGGTCGCAAAGACTACCCGAGAGTGGGGATTGGCCTTAGAGGGGGGAGGGACGACCCGGATTTAAAGGCCCCGGGTCAAGTCTCAAGGCTCGCCCTGGGCGTGCGAGCTGGCCTGCCAGGGACACGCTCAAGGCGTGTGAGTTTGTTTGCACTCAAGCGCGCATGATGGCGCGCGATTGCACCACATATGACCCCACTGATTACGATACGGTGCGCGTAGCGCTTTCCGAGCCGTGTTGCTGCAAGCAAACACACTCGCCTCACGCATACCCACATGGGGTATCTAGACACTGCCCATGGTCCATTCTGAGAATCTGCCCGTAGACGCACGCAAGGTATCGAGTGGCACGTACCCCCACCCATGTAGTGCTAGGCCCCACAAGGCCCGTTTCTGTGGCCCCTAGCGCTATGTCTGGTCTAGTGCAACAGTGGCAGCACATGGAAGTACGACAAAGCCCCGACCTGTGAGGATCGGGGCTTGTCTGTTGGTTCTACTTGGCCGGGGGAGGCTTGGGCCTGGGCGGCGGCAGAGACGGAATGTACCTGTGTGTCATGGTCGCCTCCCGATGCACGCTTTCACGAATCGTTCGCGGTCGAATCGAGGATTGGTTGCCTCGAAGTAATCCGCCATCTGTTGACCTAGCGATTCTCGCTTGGCATCGGTGAGTGCCAAACTGTTGATGATTCGAGCGATAGCCTCGTAATCCTTGCGGCTCATGATCGCCTCCCCAGAATTACATAGAGAATGGACAGTAGGTCGTAAACGAATACACACATGACAATCACCCGAACACATAACCGTCGTCGGGACGGTCATCGTTGCGCCGCTGGGAAAAGATGTCGCCCGCCTGTCCCGTGTAGCATAGGCAGCTGCTAACCCTCTCACCACAGTCGAGACATGAGTTGCACGCCTGGCAGTAGTTGGAGTAATAGTCCACAGTGCCCGCAGCAAAGCAAAGCGAGCAATCTACCCACTTCTCTTCGACCTTCGTCTCGGAGGTGCGACGGTACTCGTATCCGCCCGTGACGGGGTTGTAATGCCAATTCTGCCAGTCGTCATCCCACTCACTCGCCCACTCGACCGTGACGTGGCGCTTGGGCAGCTCGTATGCCGCATAGTCCGCATTCGAGAACCATGCACCGTAGGCGTGCTCACCCTGGCGAGCGTTCACAATCCTGGCGATGGGGTGCCGCAGCTTGGGCGACACCGACATGATGACCAATTTATTGTGCGTGCCGATCAGTGCCGCGATCTGCTGTGACTCTCGCCGTGAGAACGTGCCGCGTCGGCTCACTTCCATGAGCCATTCGTCGGCCAGGATGCGCGTGTCCGAACGGTCGTCATCGGGGCCAGGGTGGAATGCGCTCGGCAGGATGCCGTTGTGGGCCACCACGCCGTACCGGCCCACGGGGAATGGGTGGGCGTTGGCGAGACTCACGCTGCCGTGCGTGGCCCACCGGGAGTGGAATAGCGCGTGGCCGTTGCCAGCCGCCTCGCGCGCCTCGACGAGCCCTTCAATGGCTTCGTCGGCATCCATTGACTTGCCGGTGAGCATCACGCCCGTGTCGGCCGCGATGGCCCAACCGTGCCCGTCATCATTCCATGCCGCGCCGTTAGCGATGCCTTTGATGATGTCCGACGTGAGCGGCTGATTCTGAGGGATATAGGTGATCATGCACATGATTGGTTTCCTCCAATCTCAGACCGTCAGCGCGGTCTGGTAGGTGGCGTCTCCGTTGCGGAATGCGTCGAACGTGGGCCATGCAACGCGCGCCGCAGTCGACATGTGTGACAGTTGCATCGTGGTCGCAAAAGAGATGGCGTCAATCATCAAACGCATGGCGTCCATGAACTCGCTCGCTTTGCGAGTTGAACGGAACGCGCGCACCTCTACGGTCGCGACATTGGTGAGGTTCACCACGCGATAGCGCTCTAGGTAAGCGTCCCCGCGCACGGCATTGGTCACGGCCATGCCGGTGAGCGACCTGCGGCCGTAGGCGGAATAGCGCGCCTTTGCGCGGGCGTCGTCATCCGCCCACCTCAAGCCTTGCGCCCTGTCGCACCAGTCTCGATTCGACATGGCGACCTCGGACACGGGCCGCTGTGCGAACGTCGTGTAGTGATTCTCGCCGCGCCGTGCGATGGCGGTCATCTCGTCAACGTTGGTGTTGAGGAGATAGGAGAATCGCGCCAGTGCGGACACGCTGTTTTTGAACGCGGTACGGGAGACGTGGATGTGTAGCCCATGCTGGTGCTGTTCCTCGGTGTTCCATCGGCCTAGCGGGTACTCCGAGTTGATCATCTCGAAGAATTGATCCCAGTGGAACGCGGTCACAAACTCCGGCGTCATGGGATGCGTGACAATCTCGAATCCGTCGACCGATCCGTCTTCCTTGCAGTAGAACAGATCGGCGTACCCGGCATCCCGCGCCCATTCGTAGATGGGTTGGGCCGATGCGTCCGAATCGGCGCTAATCTCCAGCTCTGCTCCCAGGTAGTACGGCGCACCTTCACCGCCGAACCACTCAGGGTAAGGCTTGTAGGAGTAGTTGAGGATCCCGCGGTCTCGGGCGTCCGGCTCGTCGTCGGCGGGATAGCGGCACTCGTCGGAGCACAGGCACGCGCCGCACTGCGGGCATGCGCCGTAGTTGTCCTCACAGACACTCTCAGTGCAGCTCGGGCAATCGAACTTTTCGTGATATATGCCGGAGTTGGGGTCGTGCCCACAATCCGCACAGCGCCAATCCTCAGTGATGTTGAATCCCGGGCTCAGGAGCCAAAAGACATCTGGGTCATCGGAGTCCACGCCGGTCCGTTCGCGGCTGTATCGGTTTGTCATTGCCTGTCGCTCTCTATGTGTCAGTGTTGCATTGAAGATGAAAAAGAATCAGTGACGGGGTCGCGTGATGATCGCCAACAGAATCGTTAGGGATGCCCACGCGGCGAGAAAGGTGGTCCTAGGACTCACCCATGTTGGAGTCGGTCATGGCGGACAACTCGGCCATGCCTTCGAATGCGTCGGTGAGGCCCACGGCGTAGCCCGCCGCAGCGGCCAGGATCATGGTGTGCCAGACCGGGCCGCTGATCGTGATCCCGCCTTGCGTCTCCAGCTCGCTGACAACCTGTGCAAGCAATGGCTTGACGGGCTCAACCTCCCGTAGCAGCTCGCACAGGTCAACCTGTGCGCCGTTCACGCGATCGATCAACTCCGTCAGTGGGGCTGTGTAGTTCGGCATGTTGCTCTCCTAGGGGGTTCGGGGCCCTCGGTTTAGGGCCCTTCCCTCGCGGACGCTACGCCGATGCAACGCATGACACAAGGCCTAATGTTGCACGCGGCCTGCGCGTGCCGGGCGCGCGCACGAGGCCGGCCCCACGCCACGAGACCGCCCAGCAGCACGGCCTGGGACCGCCCAGCCGCTCCCTCAACTTGGTGAAGTTGTGTGGTGTGGGAATGTTGCATGGGTGTGTCACGGTTGCACGTAGTACCTCCACCAGGGGCGGATGTCCCTGAGGATCTGGTCGCTCTCTACCGCAGGGAGCACTACCTCTGGTGGGGGCCAGGCTTCCGGTTCCGAGCATTCGGCTCGGCCGGCGTAGGAAGGAAGAGAGCATGACCGAGAGCAGCGCACCGAACACCGATGAGGTGTTCGCCTCCATCGTCGAGGGGCTCAAGCACCCCGATGCCATCACCGACAAGGAGATGAACACCTATCGTCTCCTCGATGACATCATGGGCGGCTTTGCCGCCTCCGCAGGCGTTCGTCCGGCCGTGCTTCGGGCCACACTCGACGGCACGCAGCCTGTGGCGCTCGTCGTGGCCATCCAGATGCACCCGGACGGGGCCACGGAGACCGCGCCCCTGGCCATCCTCGTGACCAACGAGTCCGGGCTGTTCGAGCGGCTCACGCCGCCCGTGGAGCCCTCCCAGACCCTCGCCCCTGGCGAGGCGTACGTGCCGACCACTTCGGCCGACCAGAAGAACGGAGAGGAGTCGTGACCCGCATGAAGAAGGAGGTGAAGGAGAAGTGGGTCACGGCCCTCCGGTTCAACGACAGAGGCAGGGCGTTTGCCGAGATCGCGGACGAGGAGGGGCTGTAGCCAAGACCAACGCTCAGGGCTTCTGGACCTCCCGGCCGCTGGTCCCTTCGTGGGACCCGGCCGGGCCGGTCACCCTCTGCGAGAAGCACACGCTGATCGCCATCAATGCAGTGTTTCTCATCCGGGGCGAGAAGCCCGTCAAGACCGTAGCCGAGGGCTCAGTCCTATTCGCGGCCCTAGCCGCGGTAGTCGGACAAGAGGAAGTGCTTACGTACTCCGAGACCGGGGCCTGTGAGCAATGTATCGAGGAAGGAGGGGCCGGTGATCAGGCTCATTGAGTTCGCCGGACCCATCCTGGCCTATCTGGCCGGATGGTTCTGGGCCATGGTTCTAGTTATTCGAGACTGGAACGGGAGGCCGCACTGCCGTGAGGGGTATTCGGCCTCCCATTGCCGGAGGTATCACCATCCGGGCTGCCTGGGCATGAGGGGTATCGACGGGTCAGACAAGGCCACCGCCTCGGCCGTGGCGCTTCTTTGGCCCGTACTTGCCCCGGTGTGGCTTGCCACCAAGGTTGCGCTTCGGAAGCCAAGGGGAGTCCGACTGGCCGAAGATATCGAGCGGATGGAACGAGAGGCAGGCATCCGATGACCCGCGTACGTCCGCTTGAGGTCAAGGCCCTCGTCCCGCTCTTGGAGCAGGATTGGGAGTCTCCCCAAGAGCTGGCGTCTGCCCTCATTGCAACCCTGGACCAGGTACGGGCCTCTCGGGTCTCGTACGTGGGAGTTGTGCGGATTGGGAGCAATGAGCGACGCTGGTTCTTGGGGCTTGGCCCCTATGCTGGCCAGAGGAGTGCCGAGAAGGCTGTAAAGGGCCTTCTGACGACCGTAGAGGGTTCGGCCTATGTGGTTGTACCCCTGTGGTCAGAGGAGGGCTTAGAAGGGCGTCTAGCGGCTCTTGACGTACCACCCTCTCCCACGGGAGATTGGGCTGAGGTCAAGCGTGACGCACAGGCGTTCAAGGCAGGGTGGCGGGGGAGTAAGACCCCGGGACGCCGAGAGGACTACCTGAGGGGTGCATCGTGAGGATTCTGACAGCGGCGCTATGGGCCTTCGAGATCCTCTTCATCCTGATGGTCCTCACGTCGCTTGGTCATGGTGATGTGATCGGCGCAGTGTTCTTCGGGCTGTGGGCGGCTGGTGCCGCCTACGCCCTACGCCATCGTTCGAGGGGGCACCATGAAGTGTCCGAGTGAGACCACGTTGGCCATCATCGGATGGCCACTTGGCATCGCCATCGTGGTGGCTGCGGTCATCTGGCCGACAGGCATCGTGATCGCCTGTGTTCTAGGTGCCCTCGCTCTAGGGTTCGAGGAGCAGTGGCACAAGCGAGTCGAGCGTAGGCGTCGAGCAGCGAGCAGCGGAGAGGAGGGATGGACGGGTGGCACAGAAGGTTCTGGTGGAGCTGGTCGATGACATCGACGGCACCGAGGCCGTCGAGACGATCAAGTTCGGGATCGATGGGCAGCAGTACGAGATCGACCTGAGCAACACCCACGCCAAGCAGATGCGCAAGATGCTGGACAAGTACGCCAGCAAGGGGCGCAAGATCAAGCAGCAGCGCCGCAGGCGTCGCACAGAGGCGACAGCCTGAGCACAGACAAAAGGACCCCCGGCTCAACACCGGGGGTCCTTAGTTTTGGTTGGTCAGTAGAGGCTGAGCCTCAAGGCGATCAGGCGGATGATCGCCCGGTCCAGGTCATCCCTGGGGTCGTACCCCTCGTCCGTGTCCTTGAGGTCGGGCTCCAGGCGGATACGGTCCTGCATGGACCGGATCATGGCAGCCAGCTCCTGACTGAACTCAGAAGAGAGCATCAGCGCATCCACCTCTTGCCACAGCCCTCACAGCGAGCCTCCGTGTAGGTGATCCCAAAGTCCGACCACCTGATCAGGCCGCAGAACAACCGATGCCACCAGATCATCGGACCCACCAACTCGTGCAGCCACAGCCGGGACGGAGGCAGCGCAGCCCGCGGGCGAGCAGCTTCTCCACAATCTCCGGCTTGTGGACCGGAGGCCAGATCAAGATGGGCTTCACTTCTCTCCTCCATACGGACTCGCGCCACCGAGGCGCTCGCGTAGACGACCAACGACGCGCCCAACCCTGAGGCGGGCGGCGTCAGGACTGCATTCCCACTCCGTGGCGAGCAGGGAGAGGTTCTCCTGCGGGTCACCAGTGCTGTAGACGAAGGCCAAGAGCCTCTTGTCGTGAGGCGGGAGGGCCTCATACGACCTCCCGACATCAGCGACCATCGCCATGAGGTTGCCGCCCTCCTGGGCGGGCGCTCCTCCGCTCACGCGGGGGCTCAGGTCCTGGGCCGGGAGCGTGAAGCGCTCCGGGTCGAAGTAGAGCCTGAGCATGTTGGCAACGACGGGGATCGAGTAGAAGAACTCGTCGGCCGGCTCGTAGCCGTCAACCTGGGCCTTCTCCTTGCGGGCGTACCGCTCGCAGGCGTGACGCAGAGCCTTGATCAGGGTCCGAGAAGCGTGCTTCTCGCCATACTCCTCGCGCCAGGCGAGGACCTTGGAGTAGTTCTCGATCAGCCACAGGAAGCACTCCTGGGTCAGGTCGCTGTAGTCGACATACCCGCGGTAGCGGGAGGCAACGATCTTGGAGGCCGACTCCAGGGCCGACAGATCCTCCTCCGTGAACCGCTCGGGCATCACGCGCCGGCTCATGACTCCACCCACTTGCCATCAACGAAGACCTCAACCCGGATTCGGTCGGGCCACATCTCCCGCTCCACGGCGGCGATCACGCGCGCCGGAAGTTCGCCTTCTCGAACCCACCGCTGAAACTCCGGGGAGGCGAGCATCCGCTCGAACGCCAGCGTCTTGTTTTGGAGTTGGCTCCGCTCGTCACGGGCCTCACCACGAGCGCCGCTAGCGCGATGGATCACCCGTACGCCCGTGTCTCGCTTGTTCTGGTTCTGCCCGCCCTTGCCGCCGGCACGGAAGGTCTGAACGTCGCAGTCTGCGAGGCTTACCCGTCGTCTCATGACTTGTCCCTCTGAGCAAGGCACCAGTCGGAGGCGCAGCGCCAGTCACAGAAGGTCTGGCGGTGCCTGTCGAAGAGTTCGTTGTCGAAGTACCTCCGTGGATCGAACGTCCAGAACTCGACCAGCGGCGAGGTGATCGGGCTGGAGTCCCATCGGACCTCGTGGATCGAGCGCCCGCAGTTGTCGCAGTGGATCTGGAGGTTCATGACGTGCTCACCGATCCGCTGGAGCGGGTGTCGGAGAAGAACTTCCCGCAGACATTGCATTGGAATCTCTGGTACCGGCGAGTGGTCGTCAGCCGGTATCCGCGCTTCTGGAAGTCCGTGTGGCCGCGAGGACACGCCAGCCGGTCGGTGATGTTCTCCTCGAACAGAGCGACATTGGGATACGTGAGCTTGTGGTCGAGGAACCAGCGCAGCTCGTCTGTCGTGAAGACATCCTGCTTGCAGTAGCGAGTGAGGGTCCTCCACGCCTTCGCCTGCTCCTCGGGGGAGCCGTGGCGAATGGCCATCCAGATGGGCCAGTAGCCCTCGTGCTCAAGCTTGCCCGTCAAGTGCAGACGCTTAGTGATGTAGCCCAGCTTCTTGGAGAAAGGGGCGTCACCGTACTTGCGGATCGTCTTGTAGAGGTCGACCGACTTGAAGGGCGAAGGGTCCTTCATCCCCGCGATGGTGAACTCCCAATCCAGCCATGGGAGGTCGTGCCTGTCTCCGTTGTAGGTGATCACCACGTCAGCCGCGTCGAGCGCGGCATGGGCGGCGAGGATGACCCCCTCATGCCCATCCTCGAACTCGCTGTAGTGTCGAACCTTCTTCTCGTGGTCCCACTTCATGCCGAAGGAGAGGACCCGCGCAGGCTCAACGTTCTGCTGGGGCGGAATGTTGACCCCCCACTTGCCGAAGTGCCAGGACAGAGAGGGCGAGTTCTCGATGTCCAGCGTCAGAATCCTCGGCCCGTTCACTTCTCCTCCTCGGAATCCCCGCCAAAGAACTCTTCGAGTTCGCGGTCTAGGTTCTTGGCCTCTTCGTGGGCCCTGGCGGTGCTCTCTTCCATCCGCTCCACCTGGGCCATGACGGCGGGCATAGAGTCCGCCAGTCTGGCCAAGCTGTCGGTGTCGTTGATGTCCCACGTCAAGAGGACCTTGACGCTCCTGTAGGTGACCTCAAGGGAGCGTGTGGTGTTGCCCGGGTGCTTGTTGCGGTCCGGCGTGTAGAACTTGAACCGCACCATTTCCTCTTCGGTCATGACCACGGGTGCTCTTCTTTGTAGATTGCGGCCTGCTCGGGGTCGAAGGGCTTGTCCACGGAGAAGGTGCCCGACCAGTTCTTCTTGATCGGAATGTGCTTCATGCTCTGGACGATTCCCTTGCCGAGAAGGGCCTTGGCCACGGTCCCAAGGGGGTGCCGGCCGGCACCGTTGATCCCCCTGCTGACCTTCTTGGCCCGCTGACGTTTGCGATTACTGCCTGCCTTCGGCATCTCGTCTCCCACTCTGGAGCTGACTGCCGCCATTACGGCGGCGAGTCATTCCCTCGCTGCGGTTATGCGGGTAGCGAGTCTCCTTGCGGAAGCGCCGTCCCTTACGGGGCTTCATCGGCTCGCCTTGCATTACACAAGCGTAATTCATGTGTCACTGTTGCATGTTAGGCAAACGCGTACGCCAAGAACTCCTCAGCTCCGTGCTCCAGCACGAAGGAGGTCACGTCGTGGCCCTCAGGCATGGGCCGAGGGACTCCGTTGTCCAGTCGGCTGGCCACCTTGTTGACGAACTCGCGGCCGGCCTTGTCGCCGTCCCCGAGGATCACGACTCGCTCGTAGTCCTCGAACAGTCGGTGCCAGTGGGGCTTCCAGTTGGTCGCTCCGGGTACGCCGACCGCGGCCAGCCCGGAGGACGTGGATACGACCGCATCAAGCTCGCCCTCAGTGATGCCGATAACTCCGCCAGCAAGATGGAGGACGGGGACGTTGTAGAGCCGCTTAGTGTCTCCCTTGGGACCCTGATATTTTCCCCCATGAGCATCGTGGTCGTGGTCCTCCAGGCATCGAAAGTTCATGTAAACGACGCCGGTCGGCGTCAGGTAGGGGATGGCCAGCCACCCCAGGTGCAGGGTGTGGATCGGGTCAGGGTCGGAGACTTTTCCAAGGGCTTGCCCAACCACGTCGCCCAGGCCGATGCCCCGACCTTCGAGGTAGGAGAGAGTCTCCTCGTTCTCCAGCAGGGCGTCGTGATACCTGTCCGTCAGCCTCCCCAGCCAGGCTTTCCGCTTTTCGCTTGGCATCTGCATAGGTGAGCCCCTCAGAGTCGATGAGTAGCTGGATGGCGTCTCCGCCCATCCCGCATGTGAAACAGAAGTAGAGGCCCTCGTCCAGCCTCAGAGAGGCGGACGGAGACTTGTCCGGGTGGAAGGGGCAAAGCACGGACTGGTTGCCCTCACGCTCGTTGTCGAACTCGACTCCGAGCGACTCCATCAACGCCTCCAAGGGCGTCATGCGTCATGCCTCGGGTGCCAGAGGGCTACATGAACGCCCGCCATCTCGATGGCCTGGTCGAAGGTGATACACCAATGGGTCCGGGGGCAGCAGCGACACCAGACCACCCAGCCTCCGCCTGGACCGTTGCGCCGGACCCTGATCTTGCGCTTCATGCTGCCTCGGCCTCCCACCAAGCCTGGCCGTATATCAGGGCCGGGTGAGTGCCCAGGTGCTTGACGGCATACTCGTCGGCCTCGAAAAGGCCGACCGTGCCATCGATGCCGCGGGGCAGAGACAAGATCCCGTGTTGCTCCGCGTACTCGATCAGCGGGGCAATGGGGAGCCTGGACTTCTGGATTCGCGCGCTCTTCCGCTGAAGGGTCACAAGGCGACGGCACTCCTTTGAGCAGTATTGGAGGCTCGGCCTGGACGGACTAGCCAGGAAAGGCCGGCCGCACTCCTGGCGAGCACAGATCCTCGCCCAATCGTTGGCATCGCCGGTCCTACCGGCCTTCTTGTTGCGAGATCGACGTGTCGACTCATTGCGACACGTCTTGCAGAACTTCTTGCCGTTGCCTCGGACGCCCGCGTTCTTCTTGTTGCGAGGGTGACCGTTCACGCACTTCTCTATCTGCCTCATAGCCAGCTCAAGAACTCTTCGAGGGTGGTAGTGACGTAAGACTGCCCGAGGCCCTTGCCTCGGGCGTGGTGGACAACCATGAACCCCGGAAGGGTGAGCAGGTCCCGATGCTTGGCGTAGTTGTCCGCCTCAACCCGGGCCTGCTTGGTCCAGTCGGCCAGGTGGAAGCCCTTCTCCCGCTTCGCCTCGATGACGAAGCGGTCGGGCAGCGACTTCGTGTTGAGGTAGGGGTCTCGGCGCATAAGGATGTCACCCTCATCCTCGGCTCCCGTGAGCACTAGGTTCTCGGCGTCGAAGCCCTGCTCCCGCAGATGCTTCATCACGTCGCGCTGGTACTTCTTGCCGGCGGCGGTCGCATACTTATTGACGGTCATACCGAGACCTCCAACAGGTCTCGGAGGTTGACGTAGTTCTCATACGCCGTCATGGCTGTGCCCCAGCCATAAACCATGGCCACCTCGTTCGCATCCTCGGCATTAGCGAACTCGGGATACAGCTCCTCGTAGTGGAGCAGCCTCTTACGAATCTCAACGGGCGTCATAGAAAAGGTCTCCGTAAACGAAGTAGGGGTGGATGCCAAGGGCGTCGATGCAGATGCGGTCTGCGGTATAGAGGCTGATCTCGCCCGAATCAAGGGACCGTCTGACGATCAGGGCGTCGCTCTCGCTCAAAGTGCAGTCGCGCGCGGCGAGGGCCGCGACCAGCGGGGCGACGGGAAGATTCGGCCGAGGCAAGGTGAGGCGGGGTTGTACGGGTACGGCCTCCCGGCGAGGCCGTACGGACAGGTGGCCGATGCACCGGGGCTCCTCGCAAGATCGACTGAGCTTTTGCCCCATAGTGGGTTTCGGCCCACCAGAGTCTCGCCAGAGAACTTCCATTGGGTTTACGGTCACCATCATTCTGCGACCGTCCTTCGCATACTCCACGAAGCAGTACGGCCTGTTGTGCCTATAGGAGCCGTCCCATATCATGTGTCCGGCCTCAATGTGGACTCGGGACTTCACTAGAATCACCGCATACCCATCAGCGCATACGCGCGTCTTGCAATAAGGGAGGCGGCCTCTCCGCTTTTGCTGTGTCAGAGTTGCACCACAGACAGCACAAAGCGCGGGTGTCATGACTCGGTGTCCTCCCAGACGCCATCGGGGAGGCCGAGGCCCTCGTCCGTGAGCCAGTTCGCGTCCTCGGCGGACATATAGAGCGGAGCGCCAATGCACGCCATCTCGGCCTCGGGGTCGCTATAGAGGTCGATGTGACCACCACCCTTGTAGCAGTAGTAGCCGACGATGTATCGCTTCATCATGCCTCCGAATAGTGCAGGTTGCGAGAGTCGAGGCGGAGGAAGATCGCGGTGCGACCGCTCTTGTCGGCCCCCTCCTCGTAACGGTCCTTGACCCTGGCCACGGGGCGCTTGTCCCCGTGGTCGGCAACGGTCAGGATCATCGCCGGCTTCTGGTTGGCCTTGCCGCGCACCGCCTTCTTGGGCGGGCACGGCTCCTCCTTCACGTCCTCGCTCGTGTGGGCGAGGACAATCACCGCGGAGTCCGTACGCCTGGCGAGCTGCACGAGGGCCTTGAGGGCCCTCTGCGAGGTGCCGAACTCGTCCTCTGACTGGCCCTCGATGTCCATGAGGTTGTCCACGATCACGAAGTCCGGGGGGCACCCCCACAACTCAGCGAAGGCCATCATCTCCTCCTCGATGTTCTCGTACGAAAGGTCGTCCTCGAACGACCAGGAGAGGGCGTTGAGGGACTCCATCACCGACACGGCCCGGGGGTCCTGAGCCATCACCATCTGCTCGGCCTCATTCACCGAGACGTTCATCATGGTCATGGCGACCGCTCGGCTCGCCTGGCCCAGCTCGGCCGAGTCGGCCGAGAAGTAGATACCTCGCTGACCGTGGAACTTGACCCACTGGATCGCGTGCCACAGGGCCAGGAGTGACTTACCCGCCCCGGATTGGCCGGCGATCATGGTGACCTCGCCCTTGCGAGGCGAGGGAATCCGCTGGAACACCTTGGGCATCGGAACCCCGCCCACCCTCGGTTGGCGGATTGCCCTCGCCAAGCGCTTCACGCTAGGAACCTCCTGACAGGAATGCCCGCCTTCTCGGCTAGGTCGGCGGTCACCGTGGCCCCTTTGGAGCCGTTCTTGATGAACGCCAGGCAGATGTCAGCCCCAAGGTTGACCATCTCGGCATTGCGCCGGAAACCGGCGCTCTTGCCATAGGTGTCCCAATCGGCAGGATGCCGCTCAACGTGACCGCCAAAGGTGGTCCACCGGTAATCCGCGATGGCGTCAGCCCCCGTAGGGCAGGCCCCGTGGACCAGGGTGGCAAAGGGGTCCTCATTGGCCAGCTCGGCAAGCGCGCCGTATATCTCCTTGTCGCTATCCCAATCACGGGAGCCGGTCACCAGAATCCTCATTCGTCGTCCTCGTACTCGGTGATCCGGTGGCCCGTGTCGTCCGCATGGTCGTCAGCGTGGCGAGGGCTCGTGGTGCCGTAGCAACAGACGTTGCACTCGAAGTACGGCATCAGTAGTCGTCCTCCCTGAACCACTGCGGCTTCTCGCCGCAGTAGCCACACCGACCAGACGGGAAGCCGTAGGCCATCACCCATTCACGGCAGCAGAAGCCGATATAGGTGAGCATGTGGGGCAGGGTTGGCTGGGCGTACATGATCGCCATGGTCTGCTCCGGGTAGACCTTGAGAAGCGCACCATCGGGGGCGTTCTCAACCACCTTGTTCGTCATACCGGCCTCCGGTTCAGCGGCTCGGTACGAGCGATGATCTTTCGGAACGGCTGAACAATCCCGTCGCAATGCGTACACATGGCGCACTCGTCGGTGAATACCGCATAGTTCTTGCAGTCGTTACAAACCGTGCGGGGTGCACAGTTCCACCCGCAAGAAGGGCACTTCACCAGCCAGACAACCCACCGCGCAGGAGATCCCTTATGGCAATGGAAGACGCGCCATTCGCACGGGATCTCAAGGTCCCCGACCACATCGGTCAGGTCGAGGACCTCGTACTCGGGGTGCATGACGGACATCGCTCAGTCCCGAGCGGTGCCGTCAGAGTTCGCCCACACGGCCGGGCAGCCCTGACCCTTCGGGGCCGAGCAGAACCAGGCGTACCAGTCACCCGTACGGCCCTTGCCGGTCTTCCAGACCCTCGGGCCGTGCTGACACGAGGGAGCCGGGACTCCGCCCTGTGTCACAGTTGCACTCTGGGCAGAGTTCTGGGCCGGCTGAGTCGACTCCGTGCGGGCCCCAAGGCCCGCGGCGGCGGTCCAGACCGCCTCCACCTCGCTGGCCAGTTCGAGCAGGCCGGCGATCTTCGCCTCCTGGAGCTGATCGACAACCTCGCTCACCGTGTCACCACGGAAGTTGGCCATCGCTGACTTTGAATACTGCGCCGCGGGCGGCGCAGCCAGCGTGATCTGGACCTTGTAGGAACCGTCGTCACTCACTTGCTGTTCTCCTCTTCCAGTTGGGCAGCGGCCCTGAGAGCCGCCACCACGTCTTCCTTTGTGCGATTGGTCCAGTCGTTCCAGGTGGGAATGTCCGCGGTGTCGTACTCGGGACTGATATGCCTGGCAAGCAGGCGGCTCGCTCGCTCAACGTCGCCCAGGATGTCGATCCGCTCCCGCGGCATGGCCGGCGTGACCGCGTAGATCGCGCCCAGGGCGCAGCACGGCTTGTCCTGAACTTCCGAGATCACCTCAGTGGTAATGGCCCGCTCCGCGTACTGGCTCGCCTTGTCCCTGGAGTCGTAGAAGTCGCCCTTGTAGAGGCCTACCCGCTCCAGGTGGTCAGCGGCCCGCGTGAGGATCTCCTGCGGTGTCATGCCGTCTTCGCCTTCCTGCGGTCGATGGCCTCGATCCACTGAACGGCCACGGCGGCAACCTGCACTAGCTCCTCGCGGATTCGCTCGTCGCTCTCCTCGGAGACAGCCTTGTAGACCTCCTCCATGAGGATGAGGGTCCAGTCAGCGGGGCCCTCGTCCAGCGTGGCCTTGATCTGACGCTCTAGACCCTTGTAGTACCGGCGACCGTTGGCCCCGCCGTCACCAGGCGTGCCGTCGATCAGGTTCTCGTGGTTCTGCTCGCCCCACTTCTCGTTTTGGCGAGCGCGCTCGCCAAACACCTCGGTCAAGATGCTGTTGGTTGCGGATGACACTTGTGTCTCAGACACCGAACACCTCTCGGATCTTGCGGGCCTTGTCGCGGGCCTCGTCGGCGTGGGCCTCGGCGTCGAGGCGCACGAGGTTGTGGGCGGCAACGACACCCAGGGCCTCCTCGGCCACGGCCTCGGCAACCTTGGCCGACTCCTCGTAGTCCTTCACCAGCCCGGAGAACACGGCGTCAGCGCCGTAGGCCCGGTTGCGCGCGGCGGTCAGCCGGCGCTGGATGTTCTTCTTCACTTGATCTCCTCCTTCGGGAAGACCCGCACGTCCTTCTCGCCGCCGCTCTTGAGTCGAGCCGCGGCCTCGCGGACGGCGAAGCCGGCCGTGAACGAGAGCAGGGCAATCGACACGTCATCGAGCAGGAAGTCCAACCCGACCCCTGTCGTCGTCGTCAGCCTGAGCTGGTAACCGCCCTCGGCGGGCTCCACGGACGCCGCCCGAACTCGGGTCGGCTGGTCTTCAATCTGGTCAGTCATCGCTACCTTCTTGTGTCATAGTTGCATCTTGTCGAAAAAAAGGGACGCCGCCCATTGCGACGCACCACTGCCTGACACCGCAGGCCGAGGTGCAAAGGTTGTTCGGGTTCGGGATGAACAACTGCCGGTCCCGAATCTTCTTCGACTTGGCCACCCAATCCCACAGCATCTGGTCGGTGTAGGTGTCCAAGTCGAACCAGTGATCGACCCCGCCCGAGCGGGCCTTCCAGAAGCCGGCCCACTTGGCCGAGACCCCGTAGGTGCTTCGCAGGCACAGGTTGTTCAGGGCCATCTGGAGGGGCCAAGGAGCGGTGTGACTGCCGCTCTTGAGGTCCACGATCAGGAGCGCGTCGTCAGCGTCGACAAACACGCGGTCGATGATCGAGCGGACCTGGAGGGCTGGAATTGGCAGGTGCTCCAGGCGTTCGTCGGAAAGCGCGGCCTCCTGGTCTGAGTCGAACCGCTTTGCCCAGACCTCCAATTCAATCCCCGGAACGGCTTCCCCTTCCGTCCCGGGAAACTCTGCGATGCGGAGCCCGCTGGACTCACGCCATGCGGACCAGCGCTCCACGAAGATGGGGCCGTTCTCGGCCCACCAGGCGGCGTCCTCCTTGTTGGGGTTCGCCTTGCTGGCTCGCCCGGAGCGGTAGTAGTCCTCCTCGGCAAAGGAGGGGTTCCGCTCCTGGGTCTCCTTGAGGGCCTCGGCCCAATACGCTCGCCACATGGCGGCGGCGGACCGGTTAGTCATCAGCCTCGTCCTCAATGAGACTGTCGAGCAGCTCCATGGCGTAAGGAAGCGAGAGTGTGCTTCCCGTGGCCCCGCGTGCCCACTCCACGGTGTCCTCGCCCGCGAGGGCCACTTGCGCGGTGCGAAGCGCATCGATCCGCGCCTCGCGGATCTCGTCACGCCTGGCCATTCTGGTACGCCTCTCGGTCTAGGTCTTCGGTGATGCGGTGGACCGCTGTGCCGCCGATACCGGCGTACATCGGACGCTCAGGAACGTGATCTAGCCGCGTCAGCTTGAACTGCCAGGAGCACGTCAGCAGGCCGTTGATCTGGCTGGGGGAGAGGTAGTCCGGGAACGGACCCCTCTCTTGCTCGGTAGACGTAGACCTCAGCCTCCTCCTCGTCGTCCTGGAGGATCCCCACCAGGTCCCATCCTTCGGGCGGCTTGTGGAGCCGCTCGTCGTCGTAGTGAATCGACATGAAGCCGGTGCCGTCTGCCGTCGTCCAGAACCACCCTGACCATGCAGGGGGAGTGCTGCTCATTGATCGCTCATCTCGCTCTCACCTTGGTTACGGGTTGGCCACTGAGGTGACCGACGCCCGAGACCCCTCCCTGTCGAGTGAGGCCCGCCACATACATCTTGACACGTATGCAACATTGACACAAGAACAACTTCGGGGGTTCTGGCTCGCTGTCAGCGAACACCGACCCCCTCAGTATGTGGCAAGGTTGCATCTTGCATGTTGGGTGGCACAAGGGACCGAACGGCCGAAGGGGCTAGTCCGAAGTGACTAGGACCCGACATGCAAGACGGGACCCTCGGCTACACTTGAGCGAACGAAGTGAGCGGCAAGGCTCTCCTACTAGTCCCTTCGGTCCTAGCAGGTTCCGGAGCCTTACCACTCACGGCTCCGGGGCAGGCCCCGTTCGTCGCCCAAGTTGAGGAAGACCCCCGCCGTGAAGCGGGGGTCTTGTTGTCTCCGGTCTAGGACTGGGGAGGGAAGTCCTTCATCACAGGCAGGTCTGGCGCATCCCACTCGCCAGGGATGCGGTGGAAGCCGTCAGGGCTCTCCGGGATGTAGATCACCACTGTCCCGCTGTCCTTGAGCTTCTTGAGCCAGGCGTTGAGTCGCCTGTCGTTCGCCTCGGTGTTCTCCAGGCCAGCCCGCCGCCGGCCTAGAAGGCGCAGCATCCGGGCCGCGTAGTGGGTCTGGTGCTCACCCCGGACCTGCCAGGGTGCCTCCTCGGTGTACTTCTTGAGGGGCTTGGTGTCGCCATGGCGGCTCAGTGCTGCTGAGACGCTGGACCTGGCCACCGGGTAGCCCGTGGCCTCGCGGATAGCCTCGGCGATCTCTGCGTGGGACATGCCGCGGTCGCGCATGGCCCGGAGTTCAGAGACGGGAGGTAGGACTCGTGCTGGCATGGTGCCTCACAGTCTGACGCAACAGGAACACTTATGCAAGGTTGCACGTACCCAATTTGGGTATGTGTGACCGTTGCACCCCCTTGGGTCCGGTTATCCTCGCACGTCAGGCGAGGCAAATGAGTCCATGCAGCCCCAAAGACCCACGACTTGTGGGAATGTTGCACGTCAGCCCTGTGTTACTGTTGCATCGCAACTCACAGGAGGTCAACCCCCATGCGAAGGTTCTCTCGAACTCTCTCGGCCGCGCTCACCGCGGCCAACCTCGCGTACCTGGCTGAGCTGGGCCGCGCTTTTTTGCGCGGTCCGTGCAACAATCGGCCAGGAGACACTGCTGCACCCAGGAGCAACTCATGACCAACGACAGTTCCCCTTACGGCTCAGAGCTGGGCCGGCTCATCTGGGAGACCAGTCGAGCTGACGAGGGCACCATCTCCTTCGCCGGAGCCAACATCATCGCTGATGCAATCCGCGCCGCTGGCTACTTCTCGCCCGACCAGGTGACTGCTCGTATCCGTGCAGCACAGGCCGAGGCGCTGGAAGGGCTGCGCGACGCGCTCTACCGGGGCGAGGGTCCCGACCTGTCCGCTGACTCGGACATCGTCTACGGCGAGTGGATCGGGAACCGCGCCGACCAGATCAGGAGCCGGCCATGCTCGTGCGGTTCACCCGACACGACATCGCTCAACCCGCGCGAGGTTGTCGTCCACCGTGCTGACGGCACGTGCTACATCGACATCGCAGACGGGAGCCGGTCGTGAGCGCCCACACCGCCGAGAGCGGGGAGCCTGCCGCCCACGTCGTCACCGAGTACGTCCTCGCCTGGGACGTAGGCCACGGCATCATCCTCGCGACCTCCCCGGGTCGGAGTCCGCGATGGAACGAGTCGACCACCCTCGAAGAGGCTGCCGAGCGGTGGTACCCCGGAGCCGTCGCCATGACCCGCACTGTGACCACGTTCGATCCCGTGGTGACCGACTGGACCCGCGTCACTCCTCCCGCCCCGACGAAGGGAGACGAGCAGTGAGCGCCGAGCAGTGCCGCTACATGCAGGCGGCGTACCCGGACCTGAGCGGCGACGAGACGTGCGGCGACCATCGGCATGATGATGCGACGTTCGCGCTGGCGACCGCGCTGGCGCAGGCGAGTCAGCATCCCGAGCCGACCGACGAACAGGTCGCATGGTTCCTCGTCGACGCGGCTCAGGTCGTTGACGACTTCGACCCTGTCCCAGCTACGTGGACCGTGACCGAGCCCCAGATGTCGGACGAGTTCGGACTGGACTACACGCTCACGATCAACGGCATCGAGTACGTCATCCCCGAGAGCGAGTGGGAGACGTCGCACCCGGTGAGTCTCACCGAGTGGCGCGAATGGCACGGAGAGGACCACGACGATGAGTGACAGCGCCGCCCCCAACCCTCTCGCCGCACCCATCGACAGGGCGCTGAGGGGATACCTCGGACCCGGCCGTGTGCGTGGTGCGCTCCGTGACGCCATCCTCGCTGAGATCGAGGCCGAGTGGGGGCCGTTCCATGGTGAACGACAGGTGTTGCGGACAGGGACCGATGAGCACGTGTGGATCGATCAGACCCGTCTCGTCAGCCAGTGGAGGGCCGAGCAGTGAGCGCCGCCGACGAGACAGACGACAGGCCCGCGAGCCCGAAGCAGCGCGCATACATCGCAGGACTCACCGCCGAGCGGGACGTGCCGCCGGCACTTCGCCGCCGCGTCACCGCAACCAATCTGACGCACGCCGACTGCGTTCAGCTCATCCCGCAACTCAAGGCTCTACCCCGGTACGTGGACCTGGACGAGGGGGAGATGATGACCCCGGAGGGGTACGACGACAGCCCGGATCAGGGCGTCCACCGTTACGACGGCGGGGGCATGTGGTGAGCGCTGCCGAGATTGCCGGACTGCTGGCCGAGCATCAGACTCACGTCACTGTCATGGGCGGCTGGTCGGACCGTAACGGCCGCGACAGCGACAGGCGCTACGGATGGTCGTGCTCGTGTCGCGAGCACAGTCCATCTGCGTTCAAGGTGGACTTGACGCAGGAGGAGACCGACGCCGGTCGCTTCGCCCACGTCGCCGCTGTCCTGGCTGAGCGTGAGGCCGGGGTAGTGCAGGCAGCGGTAGACGCCAAGCTTGGCGAGGCTGCTGATGCCATCGAGAACAGCCCATCGCTACGGCGCGGCCACAACATCAGCGTCGTGTGTTCGTGTGTTCGCTGCGAGACCGCCAAGGGTGCGGCCCGCATCGTCCGCGAGGTCCGTGCGACTCGTTCCTCCGAGTCGCTGGGCAGCGGTGTCGAGGCAGACACCGCAGACCGAGGGGGCGAGCGATGACCGCGCCGACTCCTGCCGACATCCACGACCGTCGAACGCACCCGTGCGGCTGTGAGACCTACTTCGACCTGGCTACATGGCGGTCTGTGGCGGTCGTGCGATGCCCTGACCATCAGGAGGCTGACCGATGACCATGGACCTGACACCAGCCGAGCGCGCACAGTGGCGCGAGCAAGCGTTCGACCCTGCCGACGAGACCGGCATCGACTCGTGGATCGCGCGCTGTGTGACGTTGGACGACGCGCTCGACGCAGCAGAGGCCGAGCGGGACAGGCTCCGTGAGCAGGTCGCCGCCGCAGAGGCGTTGGCGGAGCAATGGGTCGAGAACGCTCGACGGGCGGATGCAACAGCCGATGCGCGGACCGGTTCGAGCGCTGCCGAGGACCTGCGTCGATACGCCAATGGGCGACGCGCTGACGCAGCAACGCTCCTGCTCGCCATCGGTGGACAGATCGACCAGCAGGACGGGGGCGGGGAGCGATGAGCGCTGAGACTCTGCCCCCGTTTCCTGTCGACGACGTGACCCTGAGCGCCATCGAGCACGCCCTGGACTCCGTGCTGACCTACGAGGGCGAGAACGGCGAGCGCCTCGATGAACCCCGCAGGATCGGCGCGGAGTACGGCCTGGCCGAACTGCTCGACTTCCTCGGCGGGACAACCGGGGACGAGGGCATGTACCGAATCGGGCCCAACGGTGAGCGCATCGACGCCGACGAGGCGGCCCGAGATGACGCGCTCGGGCTTGACCAGTGGTGGATGGATGAGCGTCCGCACTACCACCCGAACGACGTCATCCGGGCGTTGATCGCTGAGGTGCGCAGACTACGAGAGGGCGGTGAGTGATGAACCTCTCCGAGGCCATCGGCCTCTACCTCCAGGACCGCAAGGCCAGGGGGATGGCGAAGGGCACCCTCAGGGGCCAGGAGCGCTACCTGCGGTACCTCCTGGCCGAGGTGGGCAACATCAGCACCCGGAGCTTGGCCCCCAAGCATGTGGACGCCTTCTGGGTGGCCCATGAGGATCTGAGCCCGGGGTCGAAGAACAATGCCCGATCCACCATGGTCTCGTTCTTCGCCTGGTGCCGCGCCCGCGGTCACATGACCCGGGACGCGGACCCACTGGAAGGGGTGAAGAAGTTCAAGGTGCCCGAGAAGCCCCGGGTCCTGATCCCTCAGGCGGAGTTCTCCACGTTCCTTGCCGGGATCACGGATCCGCGACACAGGGCCATTGCGGCCCTGGGCCTGTACACCTTTGCCGGGGTCTCGGAGATCCGCCGGCTCCGGTGGCAGGATGACCTGGGGGATCACCTCCTGGTGATCCGAGACAAGACCGGGATCGTGGACGAGAAGCCGATCTGTGAGGAGCTGCGCGAAGAGCTGGACAACTGGAAGCGGGCCTATGCCGTCACCATGGGTGAGCCAGTCAAGAAGGGCTGGCTCATCATCCCCGGCGTGACCGGGGGGACCTATGGCAAGGGCCGGGTGCGCTCGCCCGTCAAGTACGACCCCGGCCGCAAGGCTGCGGTCGGTGGCACCATGAAGGACATCCTCGAACGGGCTGGCTACTACCAGCCCCACGAGGGAGGCCACACCCTGCGCCGCTCCGGCGCGAGGGCCCTGTATGACCAACTCTCCTCGGTGGGCCACGACCGCTCCATCCGTATCGTCCAGGCGATGCTGGGGCACGCCTCGCTCTCCAACACCGAGATCTACCTCCGGCTTTCGGCCGACCGTAAGGTACGAGATGACCTCCTTGCCGGCCGGCGCATGTTCCCGGCCCAGGGTGAGGCTCAAGTCATCAGGTTCCAGGAGAGGCGCGATGGCACGACGAACACAAGAGGTGATCGAGTGTGATGTTTGTGGAAAGGAGGCGGAAAGATACATAGTCATCTTTCCGCATGAGGGTCAATTGATCCTCGATAGGTGTTCACGGCACAATGGAAAGATAAGGGCCCTCAAGGAAGAAGGGGGCCAATGGTTCTCCAAGAGCCAACGCCGTAACACCTTCGAGGTCTCCGATCCAGAAGAACTCCTTCGCAAGTATGGCCTCAAACAATAAGACAAAAGCCCCCGGCTCTATGCCGGGGGCTTAGTCCTCTTTATGAGGAGTGTTTGGTCTTGAGGATATGCGCCGCGAATACGGCCGATCCGAGGTTTAGTGTAGCAAGGAACGCCAGGCTTCCGCGTGGGCGGTCCGTGTGGAAGACTGCTCGTACGACCTCGCTGAACGTAGAGCCGTCGTGCTTGGTGTCACGCCAGTAGTCGAAGGTCCCGAATGCGGTCCAGGCGGCTGTCCAGAAAAACGCCCATCTGAGACGTTCGGGTATCGAGATGGTCCGAGTATCCATGGAATACCCGCAAGGCTGTCAGAGGGCCGTTTCTGGCCCTCTCAGGCACCCTTATTGGGAATCCGGTAGGTGATGCCGTAGGCACCACCAAGGAAGACGACAGCACCGAGCCACTGGACCACGCTCACGTCACCGAACCCGCCCGAGGCGGGGATGACGCCGACGAGGTAGGCGGCAAGGCAGACGACCGCGGAGGCGATGGCCTTGGCGGCACGCGCCGATAGAAACTTCTTCACTTCTCGTGCTCCCTATGGAATCTCATGTGCTCTCGGAATAGAGTTTCGAGAGTGTCGAGCCGATCAAGGATTGTCGGCTCATCGGAAGAGTGGTGATTGACCGTCAACATCTGATGCATTTCCCTATTCCGTTTCCGGTCGGGAGATGTCAT